GGAAAAACTAGCAGACTTTTACATTAACTTTGAAGCAGATAAAATGGCTTTAGAGAATGATCCAGAATGGCAAAAGAATAACTTAGAATACGATTTGCGTAGTAGTGAACTTATCGTAGAAAAATGCAAAAATAGAGCCTACGCACAAAATATTTACGCAGCATTATGCAATAATGAGTTCCAACGCAATGATGTTATGCCTATTTTAAAAGATGAAGTATGGACTTGCAGTTGGCGTTATGCAGGCGGCATTGTCGCTGACCTTACTGGAGAAGGTGATTACATGGATTGGTACTGTAGTGGCATACGTCACGATGATGGTGACTTAACTAAACATTATGTTGGTGAAGGTGAAGTCACTGATGAAGTAAAAGAAGATTTATTTAAATTAGGTTGGTTAGTTGTAGAAACAAAGGAAGGAACGTTTTAAATGGCATATTCAGGTCAAGTATTAGATCATTATGAAAATCCTAGAAATGTAGGTAAGTTAGATAAAAATGATCCTAGTGTAGGAACAGGCTTAGTTGGAGCCCCGGCTTGCGGAGACGTCCTACAACTTCAGATAAAGGTAGAAAATGAAACTATCACCGATGCAAAATTCAAAACCTATGGGTGTGGTTCGGCGATTGCTAGTTCGTCGTTGGTCACGACATGGCTTAAAGGCAAAACACTTACGGAAGCTACAGAAATTAAGAACACGGAAATTGCAGAGGAGTTGGCTTTACCGCCAGTCAAAATTCACTGTTCAATACTGGCGGAGGATGCTATCAAAGCAGCAGTGAACGATTATAAACAAAAACATAACTTACAATAAGGAGCTATATTATGTTAGATACACTTTTATGGATATTAGTAGGAGCATTTATAGGTTGGAACTTCCCACAACCATTTTGGGCTAAAATGCTTGAAACAAAAATCAGAGCAATGATTTCTAAAACGGAGAAATAATGTATAACACAGATAATTGGGAAGAAGTTTTTAGATTAGATTTTGATGTACCCAGTTATACTAATCATGTATATGTGCCATTGTTAGATAAAGATAGTGGCACATTATGCATGGATTACGGAAATGCTAGAATAGATTTTGATAATTCATTTTATTGGGATCGTGAATTAAAATACTTAGAGCAATTTAAAAATTATTCTTGGGCACCAGTAGTTAAACATGTTGATACTTCAACTAAGAAAATTTTTATAGAATTTACAGAATCTTGTAACAATGTATTGTTTACCAATCGTGCTTTAGAAGATCATTGTATAGATTGGAAATCACAATTAAAACAAATTATACAAGATTTAGAATCAAATAATTTTATTAAACTTACTATACAACCGCATAGTTTTTATATCAAAGATAATACATTACATACCTTTGATATGTATGCTTGCGTTGACAAAGCGCAAGCAACTGTCCCCGTGCATATATTGAAACATGTAATAGGTCAAAAAAGTCAAGACCGTTGGCTTGAAAGTACATTCGGTGACAATGTAGACCTTACTGTGTTTTACGAACAAGGCGTTAAAAAGCATATCACTGAATGGGGTGTTATGCTTACTGAAATTCTATGAGTCCAACCCACATAGGAAATTGTAGTAATATAATCAACTGGGATGAAGTCATCAACAGTATAGAAAACAAACCAGGTGTTGCACTACCACGTTGGGATTGGGATCACCCTGAGTTTATAAAAATTAAACAACTATCAATCGACAGTAACTATCTAAAAGAAAGTGCAGAGTGGATTAATTACTATCCAAACAAAGATTATGATTCAAATATAGATAAGCTATTTGGAGAGTTTGTAGGTAATACTAATTATGCAAGAGCATGGATAAGCAGAATCAATCCTGGTTGTACTGCACCATGGCATTGGGACATAGATGATTTTGCGGATGAGTATGAAAACAAAGGCTCATTAGTGAGATATACAGCAAGAATCAACAAAGATGGAACTGGGCAAGTTGCAGTAGTCAGTAACTATGCCATAGTAGGTGGGCAACAAGGGGATGTGTATCGTTGGCATAGTTACAAAGATTGGCATGGTAGTGCTAACTTCGGATACACAGTAAAATATCAATTTAATTATTTGGCATACGAATGAAAATAGTAATTACAGGACACACAAAGGGTATAGGTAAAGCATGTTACGATTATTTTGAGAATGTCGGACATGAAGTAATAGGATTATCACGTAGTAACGGCTACGATATAAAAGCTGATATTGATAAAATATTAGATCATGTAATGACAGCAGATTTATTCATCAATAACGCATTTGATGGCTTATCAAGTCAAATAGATTTATTAATTAAGGCATCAACTATTACACCTAATATTGTTGTTATGGGCAGTGCTGTTACAGATTATGAAGAAGTATTAGGTAGAAAAAATATAATTAATAAATTAGAATTAGAAGAAACTAGTAGAAAAATTGGTATAATTGATGATGAACGAATCGCTAATATCTTGCTATTAAAAATAGCATTTGCTGAATCAACACTCAGTGATCATAGTCCTGCTAGAATTGATAGTGATTACAGCATTACCTACAAAGATATTATAGATAGTATTGAATTTTGGCTACAACACCCTAAAATTCATCAGATTGAATACAAAGTTAAATTAACTGAAAAAACAATCAATGAAATAAAAAGAATTACAGGTAGCGACAAAATAGAAACAGTGTTAGAAGAAGCTAAATCAATAGTATTCTAAGTGATCAACACCAATCTGTTTTCTAAAATCCTCAGTAAACTTTCCGTCTATTCGTAAACTATAACTCTGTTCCATTATTCTTTCGCCACCATGCCAGTCTTGGTCGTTCCACCAAGCTGCGTGACAGTTTAAGAAATATTTGTTTTTAGCATCAGGATCCCATACATAGAATCCTTTCTTTGTGTTTGCTCTTAGATGTATGAATTCATTTCTATGTGGGCTATACATGTTTTCATCCATAACGCCGTTCTTGGCATCTAGGTCTCTGTGTTCAAAAGGTATGCCATCTGCTTCACAATGAAAGAAAATAACTCTACCCACATCTTCAAAGACTGTTCCTACCATGCTTTCAATCCATTGCACAACATTAGGAAAGTGTACAGCTTCTTCTGTTAATTTTCTAGGTGCAGTTCTATCGTCCCAACTACCTTCTTCCCATAAGAAATAATAAATGTATGGGTCATATGCACCCATTGCCATTTTTAAATATCGTGTGAATATATTTCTAGTATGATGATCTTTAATGCTTGTATATAAATCCCAACCACCTACTTTAATTGGATCGTCATCGGGTAATGCTAGATATTCTTCAACTGCTTTGTAAATAGGTTTCCAAAAATATTGATAACTGCCTTTTGCAGTATCAAAGCCTGGCTTCATCCAAGTGCCTTCTTTAGCGAATTGTCTTGCTGTAGCAAATCCATGCATTATTTCTGGATGTAAACTTTTAAATTTTTCAATATCAATAAATTCATCTAAGTTTACATATGGTCTGCCACCGATACCTCTGATCATTTTTTTGGTTCCCTATTTTGAATTATAAGTATTTATATGAGCTATTCTTACTATTACAATAATGTGCCTGGTATTGGTCAGTGCAGAAATAATTTAATCTATACAAGTTTAATGTCTGATGACAAGAAAACATTTGTAAAATGGTATCACAATGATACAGACTATCATAAGGGTATGAATGAAGTCGTTGATCCCGAAAAGATGCAAGAGAAGTGGGATAGAGAACTACAATACATTTATCTTATGAGTAAAGAGTTTCCTGATTTAGTTCCTAATATTAGAGAAATAGATTTAATTAATAAGAAGATTTACTTAGAAGTAGATGGTGATGATTTTTGGGAACAATCAGGCTGTTTGGAAGAAAACTATAATAATATATTACCCGACTGGCAAGAACAAATGCTAGAGATAATCAAAGCACACAGAAGTTTAAACTTATATAAATTTAGTATGCATCCTAGTAGTTACTTTATTGTTGATGGTAAATTAAAAAGCATCAATTATTTTTTCACATACAGCGGTGATGAAGAAACAATAAAGATAAGTGATGTACTAAGTCATATTAGTAGTAACCGTAGACTAGAGTTACAAAAATACAGTGAAAGTAAAGGTATAAGTTGGGACGAACCTACACCCCTACAAAAAGCACAGATATTATGCTTTGATAGTTTTAGTAACAACTATCCTATAGATTTTATAAACAAGGCTAAAGAGATATATGCTTAAACTTGTAGAATGGGATCCTAAGCTCAATCTTAATGATTTTTATAGAACTGCTGAAAGTAAAGGCTTTCTAAACAATAGCAGTCAACATGTTATGGTTGATTGCTTCCGCAAAGAAGAACGATGGAATGTTTGGGTACTATATCAAGATGATAAAGCAGTTGGATCAGTAGCAGCACATACATTTGACGATGTTATGGGCGATGGTAGTTATAGGATACTAAGTAGAGTTTGTGTGTTTCCTGAGATTACAGCATTGGAAAAAGGATTAATAAGTCCTTATAAAAGAATACAAACGCATCAACATGTTACAGATCAGTATTATATGCCACAGTGTATTGAGTGGGCTGATACGGACAGGTTATATGCTACAAGTAATGATAGTAAAGTAGGTAAACAAAGTTTAGTACATAAAGTTTACTTTCCTACTTTGCAAGAAATGGGTATCGCTAAGAAAGTCAAAGATGTATTCTATAGGGGAATAGATCAGACTGTATGGCAGATATTCCCTGACAAGTTTTACGAGAGTTTAAGTAAATACCCTAGTTGGAAAGAACTACCTTAAAATAAGGTTTCACAATTTCATTTAATTTAATCAGAAAACCATCAAATAGTTTCATACTAACGATTCCATTCTCTACTGATAAATCGCTGATATCACCTGTCTTAATATGTTGATTTAACCATGGACTAATTGTTTTATCAAATTGGTACCTACTATCAAATCTTTCTATAGCTGGAATTATTTTTAATTGAACAAAATCTGATGTATATTTAGGTTGTTTTAGTAATTGTCTTACAACTAATTGTACTCTTGGTATCTCACCAAAGTTAGCGGCTACATGTAGTTTTCCTGCATTCATACTATGCCAATAACCATCAATATCTAATTTATACATAATGTCATCTGACAAATTAATGAGATAGCTTTGGTTACCAGTTAATGACATATGCCAACGATCATCTAAATCAGCATGTGACATATATGTAGTACCTGGTTCTAATTTAATTAATCTTGCCTCACCCTTTTCGTATGGCAATGAGTTAAGTATTTCTTCCCAAACTGTACCTACAAATTCTTCTTTTACTTTCCATTTGTCATAAAAGAATCTACCCGTAGGTTCGTTTAGTGTTAGTCTATAGTCTATATTTGGGAGTGTGCCTATCGCTTCTTCTAGTAACTCACTAGGAATATACCATTCTGTTTTATTGATCATACAGGTATTTAGTTATAAATAGCTTGTTATGTTAGAAAAAATCAATGAACTCTACAAAAATTATACAGGACCTGTAGATAACTTTAATGGATTAATTATACCATTTGACCCTAGATGGCGCAGAATCAGTTTAGCATTAAGCGGTGGTGCTGATTCAGCATTATTGCTCTATTTACTATGCAAGAAAATACTAGATACAAAAGCCAAAATTGACATACACTTAGTATGTAATATAAGATGTTGGAAAACTAGACCTTGGCAAGGTCCTGTAAGAGATATTGTTGTTGATTACTTTGAAAAACATTTCCCAGAAATACATTTTACTATACATGAAAATTTCGTACCACCTGAATTAGAACATGGCTTTAGTGGTCAGAACTTGACTGATGAATATGGTAAAACAGTCAGTGGTGATACAATGGAATTACGAGCATGGGCTGAGTATGTAAGTTTTCACAATAAGGTTGACGCATATTTTAACGCGGTAACTAAAAACCCAGAAGTAAATTTGCATGATTATAGCTTATCAGCAAGAGATGTTGAACCAAATGAAGAAAATTTTAGATTAATGGTAATGAACCATTTAGATATATTGGCATGTCATCCCTTTAGATTCATAGATAAGTCATGGGTTGTGTTACAATATAGAATATTAGGAATAATGAGATTATTTAATTTAACCAGAAGTTGTGAGGGCGAGTTTCCAGAGTTAGACTACAAAACCTATGTGCGGGGTCAACATGTTCCTGTATGCGGTGAATGCTTTTGGTGCAAAGAAAGAGAGTATGCAGTTGAACAATCAAAGTAAAACATTTTGTATGCATCCCTTTACAGGGCTTGCTACTAGAGAAGATGGTGCGATAAAAATTTGTTGTCGTAGTCTACCCATAGGTTGGATTCAGAACGAAAGTTTAGAATCAGCGTGGAACAACGATGAAATGAAAAAAGTGAGACAACAAATATTGAATGGTGAAAGACCTGATGTTTGTAAGCCTTGCTTTGATTTAGAAGATCAAGGTGTAGAGAGTTTAAGACAACGACACATCAATGGTGTTATACCAGAAGCTAGAATTAATTTATACCCAAACGCACTAGACAATTTAAATGATGATTACTCAATGCCATTTGAGTTCCCTACAATGGAAATCAAATTGAATAATCTATGTAATCTTAAGTGTAGAATGTGTAACCCACTTGATAGTACAAGTTGGCAAGATTGGAATGAAGTAAAACCATTCTATGAAAAAGAAAATAATTATCTTGTACCAACTGTAGCAAAACTTGTTGACAAGCCCGGACAATATATAGGCCCATTTGACGATACAGAGAATTGGTGGAACAGCTTTGAAAAACTAATACCACATTTCCGTCGTGTTGAGTTTGCAGGTGGCGAGCCATTAATGGATCCACAGCATTATAAGATATTAGATATGCTAAAGCCATATGGTAAGAACATGGAGTTGAAGTATGCTACTAACGGAACAACATTAGGCATCAGCAAGAATAGAACGATACATGATTATTGGCCACACTTTAAGAGTATCGCAGTCAATGTTAGCTTAGACGGCATACATGATGTTTACAACTATATTAGAAGCAATAGCAACTTTGCTGAGGTAGAGAAGAACATTAAAGAGATGCAAACACTACCTAACATTAGTAGAATAGTTGGCGCATTCACTGCACAAGCAGGTAACATATTACAAGCAGCAGAATGTATAGATTACTTTATCAATGAAATGAATATTGTATTCTACAGTCATAGAGTCAGTTATCCTAATTGTTTATCTGCTCAGGTATTGCCTACTGAGTTAAAAGAGTTAGCTATAGATAGATTAGAATCTGTTGAAAAAAGATTGTGGACATTTGAAAATATTAAAAAGCATCCTTTGTTAGAAAGAATAACTAGACAACAGATAAGAGATAATATAAACTATTTGGAAGCTAGAGATCAACATAATTTATGGTCAGAGTTTGTAGAATTCAATCGTAGATTAGATAAAACAAGAAATCAAGGTCCTCTAGAAAGCGTAATTAAAGAGTTCGCACCATATGTTTAAAGTTACTAGCAGATGGTCGCATCAAAATTCTATTAAAGTAGAATGGAATTTAGGTAAGCGGTGCAATTACGATTGTAGTTATTGTCCTGCGGTTATACATGACAACACCAGTCCACATACTGATATTGAAATAATTAAACGTTCTATTAATAAATTACTTGATATAGGTAGACCTATTAGGTTAAGTTTTACGGGTGGTGAACCAACAGTACATCCCAACTTTGAAGAAATAATTAAACATGCAAAAGATAATAAAGTAGAATGGGTAAGCGTTACTACAAATGGTACTAGACCTTACTCATGGTATCTACAACAAAAAGCCGATCAATTTGTTTTCAGTTTACACTTTGAATATGATTGGAGAAGAGTACTAAAAACAATTGTTGAAGTAAGCAAGTTTAGAACTACTGTCGTACATGTAATGGCTCATCAAGACCTAATGAAAGATGTTAGAGAAGCAGTTGATATACTACAGCAGCACGGAGTTCATCATATCATCCGTCGTGTTCGTTGGACTGAAGGTGATCATGATTTGTTTGATGATATGAAATACGATCAGAATGATTTAGATTGGATAAAAGGGTACGAGGCTAAAACGCAACCTAACACCGTTGTAGATGATGAACACAAGTATCATGCTAATGAAATTATTAAATTACACCTCAACAAGTTCAAAGATTGGACTTGTAATATAGGATTAGAAAGCTTGATGATTAACTGGGATGGTGAAGTACATCGTGCGACTTGCAGAGTAGGCGGTAGTTTGGGTAATATCTACAATGGTACTTTTGATATACCCAAAGAGCCTATCACATGTACAAGAGAGTTCTGCACATGTGCGGCTGACATTCCTATTACTAAGTTTGCACCTTCTCTTTAGTGATATGCGTATCTGGCGTACATCCACAGTGTAATCTAGGACATATAATTGGTTTCAGTGCAAGTGCCTCACTATTGAATTCTTCTTCAAAGTTTTCACTAAACATATTAAGATTCGTATTAGTGAATACTTCTTCCTGACAGCTACCGGTTACTTTACCATCATAGCTGATAACAAGATTTTCAATTGACACGTTACATTTCCAATTGTAAAAATTGTTTATTTGTTGACTAATATAGTCATCAGGTTTAAATGGCTTTACAGAACCATCATCAAACATTCCAATGCTTTTGAATGGAACTAATTGATCCATGTGCTTAAGTATCCACTCTCCATCTGGTATTCTCTTAAGTCCCATACGCATATATTTTAATTGTTCTTCTGTGTACGAACCAACATCGTGTCCAGGACTATCTACAACAGTTTTTACTTCAATCAGCCATGGATGTTTGCTAGTAGACTTCATAGTTTCTACTATGTTTACACACTTATCAAAGTTAGGCGCATCCATAAGAACAAGTGCATTTATAACTTTGCCTTGCTCATACACATAATCCGCAACATTAATAAAATTTTCTAAATCTACAAATTCATTGTGGCAACTTAACACAACTTTATCTAGGTACTGTATATTTTCTTCCCACCAACGTAGTGTTCTGCTACCATTTGTAGTAACTTGTAGTCTTACATTGTGTTCTTTCTTAATGTGTTCACAAAAATAACTGAACTGAGGCCATAGTGTTGGTTCACCACCACCTACTAAGTTAATATAGAATGTGTCTTTACCAAACTTTTCATTGTAAACATTAAAAAGTTTTCTAAAGTTTCTGACTACGGTGTCAACATTTTTTGGATATCTATATATGGCATCTTTACTATTTGGAAAGCAATAACTGCAATCATAATTACATATATCCGTAGGCCAAAAGCGTATGTCCAGTACATTGTTTTCTTGTACGTTTATTATCTTAATGATCTTTTTCATAGTAAGTGTGCTAATCCAGGGAATATTTGTTTAAAGTCAGTGCCACGAATATTATCCATTTTGTGAATGTATTCTTTAAAGTCTGGTAATAAATGCGTATGATCTTCTGCATCCATAAAGTCTAGTATAGCTTGCCAACGCTTCCAGCCATATGGATTTATCTTCCAAAAATCTTCATCTTGTCTATAATTCTCATGTAGCCATGTAGCAAACTCACCGTATATCTTACGAACTTCACGTTTATCTTCTTCAGGCAATAGTCTACAACTTAAGAATGTTGGTATATAGAGCAAATGCATATTGAATATACCGCCACCTGCTTGTACACCGTCGTATACATTTTCTAAATTAATCTTTTTGAATCCTTGATTAATCTTCCACTTTGCTAGTTCAGGTAACGTTTTAATATTAAGTATTTGAATAGCAGTTGCGATACTCACATGAATGTTGCTAGGTGTCTGATCTAGAATGTGCATGTTCTTTTCAAGTGTGGCCCAATCTGCTGGATAACGTATGAAGTAATTTCTATCTCCAATGTCATCAATACTTACTGCGAATTTAACTTTCTTAAACTGTTTCCATAAATCAATTGTATCCTGATCTAATAACAATCCATTACTGTTGTAACGAATTAATATCTTATCAGCATATCCTCTGCGTATGATTTCTTCTAAAAACATTTTGTGTTCTTTGATCATTAGTGGTTCACCACCTGCAAAGTACACTTGTTTGAGATTAGGAATCTGCTCAAACATCTGTTCCCAGAACGATGGATTCTCATACCATTGATTATTAAACTCTGATTGCTCCCATGCAATTTGTGATTTAACTACCTCACTTTGTAGTATAGGAAACACTTTTTTGTAATCTTGTACCCATTTACTACTATCATGTGGGCTACACATAATACATTTAAGATTACACGTATGACCTAAACGCAAGTCTAAGTAAACAAGTTTGTCAGGTATAGTGCCATCTTCTTGTGTTTGTCTTACGAGTTCAGGTATATCTAAACCATCAGCCATCCATGTGTTGCTTTCCCACATACGCTTACTGACTACACCTTTACCTTCTTCTTCAAAGCACTTACTGCAACTACTAGGTATTTCATTCCGTAGCATAGTTGTGCGTACACTTTTCATGTAGTCATTGTTCCATGCACTTAATGGAGTTTCTTTACCAAAGTTAGCAGGCTTTCCTGTTTCGTTTTTTACTAATCCAACTGTATGATCTAGTCCTGCACCGCTTGCATTAGCAGAGCAGCATAATCTCATATCGCCATTTGGTCTAGTAGCAAAGTGTATCCAAGGTAATACACAGAATGTATCTGTACCGGCTAGTTGCTCTATGTTTGTCTGTAGTTCAGCCAGTTTAGGGCTGTTGTGTGTTTTCCAAAATTGTTCAGTCATTTTTTATATACTCAAAAATCTTTTTAAAGTCATTAATAGTATCAACTGCGACTTTATTAAAAAATACTTCTCTGTTGTGTAATACTTTATCGTGTACCATTCTATATCTCGACATTTTTTCGTCGAATGTAAGATTGACAAACTTTTCTACCTCATTAATTACCATTAATAATCGTTTAGCCATATCTGGTTCATTATCATAACTTTCATCAAACAATTCAGGGAAAGTTTCAAAACCTAATGACTTTAGATATTCTAAAGTACCGTTACATCCCACAATAATATATGGGTGATAGTTTACTATCGCTCTGAATGGCTTTTCAGTCAATCTTAAATGATGACTCATTCCAGTTTCGCTTACTATACTGAAGAAACTTGACTCATAGTATTTTGGATCTAATACTCTGTCGTTTAAGTTATTAGCATCACTATCTAAAAGTCGTTCTTTCCAATCATCAACGTATTTACGCACCCCATCAATCATTGGTTGACTAACCATCTCGGAGTTTTTCATGTATTGCGATAATACATTTTTGGCAAATTCTATTGTAGTTTCGTCGTACTTAAATGTGCTACCCATCATACTTAGATAACAATTTTTTTCTATTTCTCTACGTTCCAACTCACTTACTAAAAACACTCTATGGGCTCTTATTTTAGAATTTAAGCACAAATAATCTTTATCTTTGTTAAAAAGGTTTTCTACTTTAACTTGTGGAAGTCCTTCTTCAACTTGTTCTTTTACTGTGTGATAGTATTCGAATTGAAAATAGGGGAACCCGAACACGTTGTTGAATTGAAACTGTTCACCTATCGTATTTTCTAATAAAAAATGCTTGTAATGGTCTTCCATATACAAGTTATTAAATACAAAGTATTTTTTGCAAGTGATATTATGGTTTATAAACCCTTTGTGTAATTTATAAAACCAATTTTCGTATAATTTGAGTTCAAAACCCTCATATGGAAAATAAACTAATAGCTTTATGTCATTGCGTAAAAATGTTAGTGCCTGCTCACTTAAATTTTTAAATATCTCATCAATCTTATTCCCATACATTAATTCAATAACGTATAAATTAGTTTGATTGTGGTCTAGTTTGGTTTCTGAATTGATTTGATGAGTTGTGAATTCTACGCCCAACTGAGTTAAATGGTGTGTAATGCTAATTGTGGGGCGAACTGGATTATCAATTTCACTTGAACCATTTCCTGTAATTAAATTGTCGTAGAATAAATTAATCATGCTGAACAATTCTTAGTACATATCCATGGCTTAATATCTTTATCATGTAATAGTGCCCAAGCTTCACTTTCTAAAATATAATCTAATGGCAAGTCATTTAAATTAAGACCTGTAAACTTACCAAAATGTTCTTTTGTGTTATCTACTAATTTGTTTCTAAGATTATGAATAGTTAAACTTACGTCTAACGGTTCTTCAAGCATATCTGAACCTACCCAACAACAGGGCAGTACATTGCCTCTGCTATCAATATAAATTTCATTCTTATTCATACATTTAGGATCAACGTTAGTAGTAGCAACGATGTTCTCCCAAATAGAAATATCTTTGCTAATATCTTCTAACTTTAAGAAGTTCATCCTTTTAAATGGTTCTTTAGTTGGAGGTTCAAGATAATATTCTAAGTTACCTTTAGTATCCTGTACAGGAAACTTATCCATATCATAGAAACGTTGGGTAGATTTGAAGTTTACAGATTTAAATCCTATACGTAGCATTTCTTCTTCGAATGCCTTAGCTTCATCTTCATTGTGTTTGAAGATAAGTGTATCTACTGTAGCATATCCACCGTTATCAATAAATGCCTTTGCGTTGTCGATAATTTTATTATAATCAGTTCCTCTACGATATAGTACATGACTATCTGCAAATCCATCTATTCCAAATGTAACTTCATGATCGCCACGCATTGCATCAGCTAAATCATGCCACCATTTAGTATTTCTTGCACCACCGTTAGTATGGATGCTCAACCGTGTGTCACTATTTTCCCTAACATATCTAAAAATTTCTAAACAATCTTTAGCGATAATAGGATCTCCGTAATTACCACAAGCGTAAAAATAATATAAATTTTCTAATATCTCAACATCTACCCAACGTTTAAAATCTTCTAGTGTAATCTCTGATTGACCAACAAAGGGTCTTTCAGCACCACCATTGTAGTTACGTGCGCACATTGGACAACTTGCTTGACACTTGTCTGTTAACTCTATGTGAATGCTTGTATAATTTCTTGGATATCTCACAATAAAAATCCTGACACTTGCATTGTATATTTGTTTTGCATACCACCGTTGGTGCTTAAATGTAAAACTTCGCTATCCCAAATGAAGCCATCACCTGTTACCCAATCTACACTAGTTGTATAGCCATTGTTTTCTTGGTATTGAATGAATTGACCTATTTTATAGTCCTCTAGATATATGTTTGCACGAACTTTTAATTCTTTTCTATCTGGATAACGTGTATTGATTTGATAAAAAGTATCACGGTGTAATGGCACAGTACAACCAGGTGGCTGCATGATTGTACTCACTGTGATTACTTCCATACCTAACTTCTCACCCAATTCTTTATAATCTATTTGTGTATCATCCCACCATAGTTGATGTATCTTAGTATTTTCAAACGAGTATGATTCAGGGAAGCCACCATATTGCTCATGTATATCATTCAATTCATGAACCTGATGTTTAATACAGCTACCGCAGTGCTGAGTATAATCCGCTGACAATAGTTTACTAAAGTCAAAATCTAAGTGAACCTTTTTTAGCACTATTTTCTCCCTATAATCATAAATCTTTTGTACAATGGTAACTCTAACTCACCAGAAAATGAAACATTTAATTCTGATTGTTCAATGAATTCATCTAGTGTGTTAGCTATCCGTACATGCTCATCTATTTGGTAATTGTTACTTTGCAGTACAATCAAACTTTTGGCAGGTAATCTATTTAGCCAACTTTTGTACTGGTCTTGAGAAATATGTTCGCAACTAGTATTGATTACTACATCTGCCTCACTAATAGAATCACACATATCCTCTGTAACTGCTACAAATCTACCCGCCATATGCTCAATCTTATTCATCGTATTAGCAGTTTCTTCGCATTTTGGATCAATGTCAATACTACGAATAGACTTTACAGGATATGCAGCATGAAACAACATACTAGCAAGCACTCCGTTCCAGCCACCAAATATATCTATAGTAACTGGCTTACCTATAAACACACCCATTTCTCTTATCAGCCAGGCTTTGCTTTTGATCTGACCTTTCCAGAAACTTTCTAAAGTGCGTTTAGGATCTTCGCTATTGCGAATAGCATCCATCCAAAATAATATGTGTTCTAAATCGATTTGCATTTTGGTAATTTACTATCTGCGGAACTCACACAACTGTCTGTGATACATATTTTAGGACTATCAAATAATTTAAATCCACCGTCTAATGTCCCTAATATTTCATCTCTACAACTATAGCTTCGTTTTACTTCATTCTCTCTAATAACTAAACCTTGATACCCTGAATTACACATCCAATCTTTAAATTTGTTGAAACCAAACGCATTAAATCTTTCTGCTTGATCCATATACCAAACTTTATTATCTTTATCAATAAGTTTTACTTGCATTACTTCTTGATTTTTTGCATGTTGAGGGAAGCCATCACGCATTAATTTTATCATATCTTCACTGTATCCGTCAACTACAAAACTAGCTGTAGGATCGCTTTGTGGCTTGAGTGTGACATTAATTCCACGTGCTGCAAAACGACACAATCTTTCGTATAACTCATAAAACTTTGACGGAACCATAACTTGATTAATAGTTACGAATACATCATCTTCGGTTAATTGTAATATCTTATCACCAAACTCAATTTCTTTTGCGAACTCATCATGAAAGCTTGCAGTGATACTACGCCTTTGTAACATGCTAGTTATCTCAGCATAATTTTTCCACCAACGCCTACTAGGACTTAAGTTAGTAGTCATGTGGATGCTTTGATATGGAGTACCAGGTCCATCATCAACATGCTTTACTAATTCAAGTAAATGTTTATACGCTGTTGGTTCGCCGCCACTGAATGACCAATGAAATTTATTGAAGCCATTTTGTCTGGCTTGTCTTTTTATTTCATCTATTGTTTTTAAATATGTTTCTAGTTCTTGATGATCTGGTGTATCATTTCTTGCGTATGGCCAACAATAACTGCATTTATAGTTACAAAATCTTCCTAATATCCAACTTATAGAAAACAGTGTGTCATCAAGCATAGTTGCCTGACCAAATCTAACAATGTCATTGAAAGGTATATCGCTAAACGCTAACTGTTCTTTCATATAATTCTTTTAACCAACTATAATCATTAATCTTTCTTAATGCTTCATTATTATTTTTGTTTTCTAAACCGTATTCTCTACCTTGTTTGGCACCTTGAATAGCATACTTGCCATATTCTTTATCTATACCTACACTGCACCAAATGTCTAATCTTTCTAATGTTTCTTGTGATACCTGCCCTTGAATAGTTTGACTACTTAACTTAACACATTCTCTAAATGCACTGCGCCATGTAGTAAATGGATCAGTGTTAAATTTTGTGATGTTGCTTAACTCTTGCACTGGTTCATAATGTTTGCTTATGCTACTTGTCATATCAGTAGTGTTAACATCCATTTTATTTACTAAACATCTAGGTAACAACTTAACACCACCGTATCCATATACAAGATCATTGATAGGATTCTTACAACGCCATACTCTAACTCTTGCTAAGTCAAAGAAAGGTACAACATAATCAAAATTAAAACTATCTACTATCTCTGCGTCTGCATCTACTACCCAAAAGTAATCAGTAGAACATAACAATGCAGCCTCTTTGTGTGCATTGTGTATACCTTTTACTCCATGTACTCTTTTTGCTCTAGGAAACCTACATAATAATTTTTCATAATTCTCATCAGCATTTGATTCATCATAACTTATAAAAACTATGTCATACTCAGGATCTTTATTCCCTGCTACAAAATGTTCAGGACTACGAACAGGTGGTTTAATATTTTCTTTGTATTCAATACTTTGTTCAGGACTGAACACCTTACCTACATATCTATGATTAAGCAATATAGATAAATTATTGCATGCCTTTTCTAAGTTATTGTGTGATGCTGCGTAATACATTTTAAATGTATCATTTAATCTATCAAAATCGCACAATTCATGATGGTCATAACCACGCTGTATCAAATAGCATCCTAATCTTGCACCATAACATGCCCATAATCCATTCTCAACATCAGCACCTATATGCATCCAACTATACAATCTATCCATATTGCGCCAATCTACGTCATCAAACGTACCATTGCCACTCATGAATAACTTCACTGCATCACGGAATCCTGCACGCCATGCTTGTAATGGATTACTATTAACGACAGTATGACTGCCGATAGTGTTCAATTGTAGATAACTATCAAAATCAAAATCTACACTTACATTTTCATCCTCACTGATTTCGTGAGTTCGCATAGCCAAAATTTTTTCCACGGGCCAACACTTAACGCCACCGTTTCCATAACTTGTGCCATTGATTGAGTTTAGACTACTATAGCTAAAAACTTTATCATCCCAGTCAAAATATCCTTGCTTTATCCAAACATTACGTTTGAATAATGATGGTAGAACTTTGTTATCACCGTCTACAATTACAACTCTATCTGTAGTAGCTAACTCCGCACAGGCTTTATGCGCTGCGTCACTACCCTTGACACAATGCACACGTTTTGCTTTGGGTTTTATTGAGAGTAAATGCTGATAGTTTTCGTCGGCGTTTGGTTCATCGTAGCTTAAAAACACGATATCATATGCATTTGGGTTAAACGCTAATCCACTCATCTATGTATTTAATCGAAAAGTATTTACCCAAACTATTTAAAAAAGCTAAATAACTAGATTATAATAGATAGCTTATTATAATTTCATTCACACATAAGGAGACACAAATGAAAACAGTTGGTGATACCATTGAAAAATTTGCCGTAACCGGCGTCAACCCAGGTAGTGATCAGTTTTTTGACATTACCGACACAAGTTTTGAAGGTAAATGGAAAGTTATCGTTTACTACCCAAAAGATTTCACATTTGTTTGCCCAACAGAAATCGTAGCATACGATAAGTTGGCAAATGATTTCAAAGACCGTGATGCAGTATTATTGACTGGTTCAACAGACAATGAATTCTGCAAATTAGCATGGCAGAAAGCACACCCTGATCTAGCAAAAATTACACATGTACAATTTGCAGATACACAGCGCGGTGAACTAAGCTTAATCAATCAGCTTGGCATTTTCTACGCCCCTGCAGGTGCAGCACTCCGTGCAACATTTATTGTTGATCCAGACAATGTAATCCAACACGTTACTGTTAATAACCTAAATGTTGGTCGTAGCCCAGAAGAAACATTGCGTGTACTAGATGCACTACAAACAGGTGAATTATGTGCATGTAACCGTTCAGTTGGTGGCGAGACACTATAATGATAGAGTGCCTTATCTTAGGAGATAGCATAGCAAAGGGTATAAGCCAAGTACGTACTGAGTGCGTGGCTTATGCTCAGAGTGGTATCAATAGCAAAGACTGGAATGATGCATATGTTAAAAAAATCAAGCCTGCCAAAACTACAATTATTAGTTTAGGGAGTAATGATTTTAAAAACTTAAACACTGAAATAGAATTGGTCGCATTAAGAACTCATGTTAATTCAGATCAAGTATTTTGGATAGTACCTGCAATTAAACCAGAGAAACAAGAGTTGGTTAAAAAAATTGCTAGACATTTTGGTGATACTTTTATTATTATTCCTGAACTATCTCCCGATAAGGTCCATCCTACATATAAAGGATATAGACAACTAGGAGTTTTAACAAAATGACAGCATGGGTAGACGCATTAAAAGAACAAAGTATTCCTGAATACGCTAAGGATACAAAACTAAACATAGATGCAGTAATTAAACGTAGTACGTTACCAGTTGAAGAAGCAGAGGCAGTGGCACTTGCAGCAGCATTTGCAACTGGCAATTCAAAATTTTGGACATGGGTTCACAGCCAATTAAGTGATCGTAAAGAGGCTGATGCAGCACTAACAGCAGCTAGTATTATGGCACAAAACAATGTATGGTATCCATATGTTGAAATGGCAGATGATGAACAATTAAAAGGTTTGCCAGCACAGTTGCGTATGAATGCGATTGCAACGCATGGTGGTACAACCAAAGCAAGATTTGAGGCATATAGTCTTGCAGCAAGTATAGTAGGTAAGTGTCATTTTTGTGTTAAGGCACATTATGAAACACTTAAAAAAGAAGGATATACAGTAGAACAATTACGAGATATAGGGCGAATAGCAGCGGTTATGACCTCTGTAGCAAGGTTATTGAGTAATTAACATAGCCCCGAAAGGGGCTTTTATTTTGGAGATACAATGACAGAAACACACAAAAGAACAATCATTAGAGCAATAACTTGGAGAATCGTAGCTACATTGGTTACTGCAATATGGACAGGACTAAGTGGAGCAATAGTTATAAACATCTTTATGACCATAGCACATTACATACATGAAAGACTGTGGTTGAAATTTAATTGGGGCAAAATTTCTAGCGAATAAGTACACTTAATAACGGAGAAATATATGGATGATATAGTCATTGAGAGTACTTCCACCCTCACAAAGGAACTAGTTGAAGGTATATTAAAACAATACGTAGAAGATAAAACTGGCAAAACTGTACAGAAAATAACAGCAAACATTAAGGACAATCAGTTTACTGGTTTTTCTGTACTTTATAACAATGAAATTCCCGAAGTTGTTGTCATAAATAATCATGAGAAGCCCAAAAAGCCTATTAAAATAGACACAACTTTTAGGCCATGGGTAATTGAGTAGGAGAAATTATGTTACAAGCAATATTAATTGGATTGTTAATTTTAATGTCATTGGCGGGATGCTCCGATCCATACAACGAATGTATTGAAAAAGAAAAAACTTCGTACAGAGAACGAAACCCAAAAGCGTCATATAGTCAAATCCAGTCCAGACAACAGGATTTTGAGATGATGTGTTCTAGTTTTAAAAAGAATTAATGGGCAAATGAAAACTTGCATTTTAATGCGATAAATAGTACAATATTATCATCAGGACTAAATAGATTTACTATGAGAAACTTAACTTGTAAACATATATCCTTTAATCAGCCAACACTAATGGTTTGGTCACCTGTAGGGTTTTATGCCTTAACAAGTGATCGCAATATTATTGAGGGCTTGGGGGGTTTAGGTAAGTAAAGTTTCATAGTAAGATTATCTAAACCCTGGTACTGAAAAAGTCCCAGGGTTTTTTGTTATATGGAGAAAAAAATGAATTATCAAAAAGATAATATTGACAACCATATATTATCAGAAGAACAACTTAACAAATTGATAACTGAAAAGTTTGAAAGGATTAGAGAATTCTATGGTTTTAGCGAAAAGGTTGACAATAAAGACAATACCGTGTTAGAATCTTAACACGTTTAGGTGTGAGAGAAACGAGGTCTCAGCAGCGCCCTGATGAAAGTGCTGGCGGTAACAGCAGAGTAAAACGGGAATGATAAAGCAAATTGATGAACATGTGTAACCCTATGACCGATGACATAGGATCAGTTTGCTTTACCATACACTTTTTGACATAGAGGAAACATCATTACACTCCGAATGTAAGAGGATGAGTACTATATTTGAAAGTGTCTAAATACATTTAACTTTTAAGGAGAAAATCATGTCGGTACTAGCGTTGGACATCGGCGGAATCCCTAGACAATGGATTTCGCACGAAAATGCAATCACATATTTTGCAAAAGATATGGTTGCATGGTCGCTAGGTGAAGTTGTTGCAAAGTTTCATGGTGGAATTCAGAATGACGGACGTTTGAGTTACATTGAAACTCCTAGTATCATTGCAATCAAAGGACATGGGTTCGATCCGGCTAAACACGGCAAAGTTGCATTGACAAACAAAACATTGTTTGGACGTGACCGTCATGTATGTGCATACTGCGGAGGGCATTTCTCTAACAGTAATCATTTAAGCCGAGATCACATCCTACCCAAAAGTAGAGGTGGAGTAAATACATGGATGAATGTTGTTACTGCATGTGTTTCGTGTAATAACAAAAAAGATAATAAGACACTTAAAGAAGCAAGAATGGAACTACTTTATGTGCCTTATGAACCTAATCACTTTGAAAGTATGATTTTGCAAAATAGAAACATTCTTGCGGATCAAATGGAATACTTATTAAGCGGGGTTCCGAAACATAGTAGAATTCTTACATGATTTTAAGACCTAGAATTTTTCACTTTGGTGCATGTGATTTATGGGATTCATTACATAGTCCAAGTGTAATTAGAAGATATGACCTAGCAGGTGGGAATGTTTTAATAAACAAGTATCCTCCACATGGTACAAGTTTAATGTCACTGTACGCTCAGCCTAGTAGTATGGCTGAGCGTATGTTTACCTATATGAAAGAGCAATACCCTGAGCATCCTCATGAAAGTTTTTTGTATGATCAGGCTTATGTTGAATTAACAAAATTTCCTTACTATAAATTTCTAAAAGAAAATGTAGTTTCTACAGACATTATGGTGATCAATTTTAGCAATGAACTTTACACAAGGTTTATTACTAAAAATGAATGTTTTAGTTTGGTTCCCCAGTTTCACAAATTGTTAGATGTGGATTGGGTAAACAAAGATATTATTAGTAAAACACAATGTTATTTTGATTTTGATACCGAAGAAGTAATGGGTAGAACAAAGGAGTTGTTAGTTGATTTTGCTGTACAGATGAAACAACTGTTTCAGGACAGAATTATTTTAGTCAAAACAAAACTAGCATCAAAGTGTTACATTAGCAAGCAAAAAATTGTTCCGTACACAATAAATCTAAAAGAAAACATACCATTCTATCACAACTACAGATTCATGAATGATCCTAAAAATGGACCTTATGTATTACGTTGGTTAGATGTTATGGTTCAGCATTTTAAAAGAAAGCATGGAAGCGATTTACCAGTAGTAGAACTTGACGATCAATTTGTTTATATGGATCCTCGACACCGTTGGGGAGTAAGTCCAATACACTTAACCGCTGAAACTAATGCAATTTTAGCAACAAAAATATTGGAACAAATTGATAAAATGAAAATTGACAAATATACAATTCTTCAGGCTTGACAAATAATCGCAGTTATAGTACAATCATTACTTTCTGACCATAACTCAGTTGGATAGAGTAACTGCCTTCTAAGCAGTAAGTCGGGGGTTCGAATCCCTCTGGTCAGGCCAGATTTAATTTGGGGGTGTAGCTCAGTTGGGAGAGCGGCGGCTTTGCAAGCCGTAGGTCGCAGGTTCGATCCCTGTCACCTCCACCAAACAACAACTTGACATTAAATCCAAAACGAGATAAAATGTCTGAATTATTTTTAGTTCTTTAACAGTTTTACGCACCCATCGTCTAGAGGCCTAGGACATCACCCTTTCACGGTGAATACACCGGTTCGAATCCGGTTGGGTGTGCCAGTTTGCCTGCTTAGCTCATTCGGTTAGAGCACCGTGTTGATAACGCGGGGGTGCTTGGTTCGATTCCAAGAGCAGGCACCAAAGTTTGACAATAAATCGATTTGCTGTTATACTAGCGGCAAATGAAGATTAAAAACAAAACAGAAAATGTGCGTTCTGTCTCTGAAAAGAGTTTAGCAAGGGTTTGATACAGTAATGCCTTCGGTATCATGTAATAGGCCTGTCCTTGTTAGCATTAATATTAATCTAGAGTAACTGAGGTGCTTCACCTCAGGGCGACCAGTGTGAGCCTGCTTGAAGTAGGACAGCTCGCCGAATCAAAGAAGCAAGATTCCGGTTACTACTTTCCTGAAAGTAGCGTTTGGTAATACGATAAAGTCCAGGTGGCTATGGCACCTTTAGCGAAACATAGACTCTGCATTTCGATGTGGTGTCTCCGGTGTTTCAGACAACATAGCAGCGTGGACACTACGCGGCAAAGGTCCTTTAGTGTTCGGACAGGGCAACAACTCCAGCTTGGGGGCGACCGTGGAAAAGCGTGGCCTAAGCATATTAATTTTGTAGCCTGTAAGCACAGAGGCTGGCGCAGGCGTTATGTAACCGAAACAATAAACAGTAAACACGTGTAAAGCTGTTGAGTTAGGCATATAGTATAGGCTACAAAACTAATATGAGAACATTATTTTTTATTTTATTACTTGTAACACAGAACAGTTTTGCCTGTGACAAGTTCGTTATTGGTTTCAAAGGTATCAATGATTTATTTGATAGTCGTGCCTTTAATCAATATGCAAAAAAGCAGAATGCATGTGCAATGACATATAGTTGGAATCAAGCACATTTAGCAGTAAAGTTTATTAATAGAAATAATAAACAGTATCAGTTATATGGGTATAGTAAGGGTGCAGAAAGCATTAAACATGTTTTAAAAAACGTAAAACATAAGCCCTACTCTATTGTTACAATTGGTGCATATCATACAGCACAGGTTAACTATGGTGTCTATGGTATAGAAACAAGAAATTACTTTGATAGTTCAGGTAGGCGTAATGTTGCTCCAGGCGTGCATATCAGTAATGTAAGTCATCAAGCAATACAAAGCTATGTAAACAAACATTATTTGGGTGTGAGATGACTTGGATTTTAGTATTTTGGTTACAGTTTCCTGACAACTATACCCAATACTCAAAGTATGCCACAGAAAAAGAATGTAGAGATGCAGAGTATGTTTGGAATAAAAGATTAACAATTGTAAAAAGTAAGTTAGTAGCAGAGTGTAGAACAATGGCACCATAGTTCAGCTGGTTAGAATGCCGCCCTGTCACGGCGGAGGTCAGGGGTTCGAACCCCCTTGGTGTCGCCAGAACGTTCTGCTTAGTCAGCAGATAGTGTGACCCGCACGATGAGAAGTAGTATGACAACTACGGGTGGTACACTTTAAACCGAAAGTGCGCTGGCAATGCGAGAACGGGACCTGTCGTGGAGAGGGTGGAGGCCGTGTGTGATGGTACTGAGACTACTCGGTGCTTGATGCGGTATAATTACCTCCGAGGTCTGTCAGAGCATTAAATGGGGTGGAAGCATCAATGGTGATGCAGTGGACTGTAAATCCGCCGTCTTTGACATGACTGGTTCGATCCCAGTACACCCCACCAATATAACTATAAGGAGAACTACAATGGGGCAATGGCAGTTATTATCGGAGTTATTTGGTTGTTAGCATTAATTGATAGAAATTTTAAATAGGAGATTAATATGGGTTACGATCCAAAGGCAGTAAAAATAAAGAAAGCAGAAAAGGCTATTGCGATCCTTAGTTTTAATAAGGAACGTGAAAGACATTTCATTCGTGAGGCAGTCAAATCCTCAGAAAGAAGTGCTAAAACAAGAAGCATGAGAAATAAAGGTGATAAAGATGAATAAGGAAAGCGACAAACCTCGAAAGATGATGGGGGTATAGCTCAGTAGGTAGAGCAGCGGACTTTTAATCCGTGTGTCCAGAGTTCGAATCTCTGTGCCCCTACCATATAAAAACACATTCGAATATAAAAATAATGGCGCTCGGGGCTATGGAGGGTTTTACGACAATCCAGGAATGTGTTTCTATATGGTAAGTTTAATGATTTTCACTAGCTATCGTTCAATACTATGCGTATAGACAGTACCATTTTTGTGTTGTACAATCTCTTAAATACATGTGCAGTACATGTATTTTAAATTCAAAGGAGAGTAACATGTGGACAACACCTAGTGCAACTGATATGCGTTTTGGTTTTGAAATCACTATGTACATTGCAAATCGCTAATCAGTGATTTTCAATCAACATAATGAAAAGGGTAGCTTAGCTACCTTTTCTTACCTCTAAGGAGTTTGTTATGCCAATGTATGAAACTACAGTAAGAACACCGCAAGGTGATATTAAAGATCGTGTCTATGCTAAAGATTTACAGGAAGCACGTATGTTATTTGAGCAAAGACATGGTCCTAGAAATGTACCGTATATACCAAAAGTAATACCAAGTTAATTGGGGATTCGCCAAGTTGGTAAGGCATCGGATTTTGATTCCGACATTCGGTGGTTCGAGTCCATCATCCCCAGCCAGTTAATTGTTCTATGTAATCAGTAAGTTTGTTAGCAATGTAGATATTACCTTCTTCACTGATTAAATTGCCGCTGTTTTGAGGTCCGGTATAGAACTTACTGTTTTGTTTTTGCAACTCTGCAAGTTCATTGTCTACTATACCATTACTAAACTCGAACCAAGTTGGTAATGTGTTTTTTAGTACACAATGAATTGCATGTATTTTTTTGTGATTTAAATATTGATCAATTTGAATTAATGCGCCATAGTGTCTATTGCGATTTAATTCAGGTGTATAAAAGTGTTTTACAAAATTTTCATATGATTTTTGATAATTTTTCTTATCTAATATTATATCAGGATTAGGTTCTTTTGGTTTATCTTTTAGTATTTCAGGCATGTAATACAAATCTCTGGGGTAATCATTTTCCCAATATTTGTCTTGGTCTACTAAATGAAAATCACTAGACCACGCAGGACAAAAGAAATGTTGCGGAGTGCCATGGAAGATTATCGCCAAGTCAATCTTTTTAACTTTTTTTAAAAAATATAATATTCTTTCTTCACTGCCTTGATTAACAGCGTGATAGTTTGATTTAGGTATATTATATTTTTTAATTAATCTATCAACAAATAGATCAGGTTCGGGTTTGTCATGTTTCCAACCTGCTCTGGCACAAATGCTGTGACCAAATATATGTATATGCATTTTTGTATTTATTTTTAATGGTGTTGGGCAATAAATACTTCACCGACTGCAAGGAGGGAAACCCCGGGTCGGCGAGGGGCTAGGTATGAATGGCTAGTCGCTACTATGACATAGTAGATTAAATGGGTTCGATTCCCATAGCCCCCACCATCAATATATGCCCCAGTAACTCAGTGGACTAGAGTACTGTGCTACGAACGCAGGAGTCGGAGGTTCGAATCCTTCCTGGGGTGCCAATTGACAGTAAATTGTTTTTGTGTTATAATTTTTTTATTTAAGGAGTGACTATGCCAGCAAACTTTTTGGTTTCTGATACGCATTTTGGTCATGCTGGCGTTTGTAAGTTCCTTCGTGATGATGGAACTAAACTCAGACCCTGGGATGACCCAGATGAGATGGATGAAGAAATGGTAAAACGTTGGAACGAAACCGTTCGTCCAAACGATAAAGTTTACCATCTCGGTGATGTTGTGATTAATCGTAAAGCACTTAAAACTCTAGCAAGGCTTAATGGAGATAAGGTTCTTATTAAGGGTAACCACGACATTTTTAGATTAGAAGAATACACTGAATACTTTAGAGATATTCGTGGCTATCATGTAATGAATGGAATGATATTAAGTCATATTCCTATTCATACAGATAGTCTCGCAAGGTTCGGTACTAATATTCATGGACATCTGCATTATCAGAGAGTTAAAGCAGAAATTTTCGGTGAATATAAAATCGACCCAAGATATCATTGTGTTTGTGTAGAACAAACAGATTATCGCCCTATATTGTTTGAAGAAGTTATCAAACGTATTGTAGAAGAAGGCGGTACTGTTGGTTTTAAAAATGGTAATGGACCTGTGATGTAGTGTAGCGACAATTTGGCCTTCGACTAGGTATAGAGGAAATCTAGAAAACTCTTTACGTTGGCATCCTTGTGTGCTAGATTAACCGCTACACTACATATTTATAAATCGGAGGTGTAAAATGGAGATCAAGTTTAAAAAATTTGAACCTATTAATTCTGTAGCAAAGATTAAAGTAAATGAATTAGTACAACGTGGTGGTGAAATTATTACTGAGAAACGTGAATATGTTGAAGTCAAACGTATGCAAAGTATTGCACATATAGACCAGTATGGTCGTGTAGAATGGCGTGCAACATAATCAATGGTGTTGGTAGCTCAATTGGTAGAGCCCTGGATTGTGGATCCAGTGGTTGCGGGTTCGAGTCCCGTCCTTCACCCCAATGCCGCTTAAGCTAATCTAGTGAAAGCGCCGGTTTGAAGAGCCGGATAGGTTGGAGCGTAACCAACAGGCGGCACCATTATTCACTTAGCGTTTTAGCTGCTTGAATTTTTTTCATTATACAAATTATATCTTCTTCAACAATAAGATGTTCGCCGTACCCAAATTCAATACGAGTATATCCTAGTGGAGTGTACTCCATTGTTATAATATCTTCATACCTCACTAGGATGCATCCTACTCCGAGTTTGTATAATGAAATAAATTCTATTTCCATATAAAGTTATATATTTGTTACTTGTAACAAATAAATGTACGAAAGTATATGGCAGGATAGCAAAGAGGTAATGCACTTCCTTCATACGGAAGCTATCGGGGGTTCGAATCCCTCTCCTGCTACCAAATATATTTGTATTTTTAGTAAAAATAATGTATAAATACATATCTCAGTTGCGCCTATCGGGCACTGAAGTAATCTTGCTTATTAAAGGAGAAATAACATGTCAAAGATTATAGGTATTGACCTAGGTACTACCAATTCATGCGTTGCTATCATAGATGGCAAAAATCCAAAAGTATTAGAGAACAGCGAGGGTGCAAGAACTACCCCAAGCATTATCGCCTACATGCAGGACGGTGAAATCGTTGTTGGCGCGCCAGCTAAGCGTCAAGCTGTTACTAATCCAAAGAACACGGTGTATGCATCAAAGAGATTGATTGGGCGCAAATTCAAAGAACAAGCAGTCCAAAAAGATATCGATCTAATGCCATATAAGATTGTAGAAGCAGATAACGGTGATGCTTGGGTAGAAGTGAATGACAAGAAACTAGCACCTCCACAAATCAGTGCTGAAGTTTTGCGTAAAATGAAAAAGACAGCAGAAGATTTCTTAGGTGAAGAAGTCACAAAGGCTGTTATTACAGTTCCAGCATATTTTAATGATAGTCAAAGACAAGCAACTAAAGACGCAGGACGCATTGCGGGTCTGGAAGTATTGCGTATTATTAACGAACCTACAGCGGCAGCATTAGCTTACGGTGTAGACAAACAGGACAAGAAGGACCGAAAAATTGCTGTCTATGACTTAGGTGGTGGAACATTTGACATTAGTATTATTGATATTGCTAATGTCGAAGGTGAAAAACAATTTGAAGTATTATCAACTAACGGTGATACATTTTTAGGTGGTGAAGATTTTGACCAAAGAATTATGGATCATCTAGTTGATGAGTTCAAAAAAGAAAGTGGTGTAGATTTAACTAAAGATGTATTAGCATTACAAAGACTTAAAGATGCAGCAGAACGTGCTAAGATTGAACTATCAAGTTCAACACAGACTGATGTAAGCTTACCTTATATCACTGCTGATGCAACAGGACCAAAGCATCTTAACGTTAAAATCACACGTGCTAAATTAGAAGGTTTGGTTGAAGAGTTAATTCAACGTAGCATTAAGCCTTGTGAAGTTGCAATCAAAGACGCTGGTGTAAGTATCAGTGATATTGATGAAGTGATTCTTGTTGGTGGTATGACTCGCATGCCAAGAGTACAAGAAGCAGTAGAAAAGTTTTTTGGTAAGGCACCTCGTAAAGATGTAAACCCTGATGAAGCAGTTGCAGTTGGTGCTGCACTTCAAGGTCAAGTCTTAGGTGGTGATCGCACTGATGTTCTGTTGTTGGATGTTACACCTTTAAGTTTAGGTATTGAAACACTAGGTGGTGTTATGACTAAACTTATCAAAAAGAATACAACGATTCCTACAAAGGCAAGCCAAACTTTTAGTACAGCAGACGATAATCAGCCTGCTGTTACAATTAAAGTTTTCCAAGGTGAACGTGAAATTGTTGTAGGTAACAAAGGACTAGGTGAGTTTACACTAGAGGGCATTGATCCTGCACCAAGAGGCATGCCACAGATTGAAGTAACATTTGACATTGACGCAAATGGTATACTATCAGTTAAGGCTCTTGACAAGAAAACTAACAAAGAAAAGCAAATTACTATCAAAGCAAGTTCTGGATTATCTGAACAAGAAATTGAACAAATGGTCAAAGACGCTGAGTTAAATGCTGAGGAAGATAAAAAGGTTGTAGAACTTGTACAAGCACGTAACAGTTTGGATAATCAAATTGGTATGCTTGAAAAGCAAATTGAAAATCTTGAAGGCTATATTCCTGAAGAAGAAAAAACTTCAATGCTTGATAGTATTAGTAAATACAAAGAAGTTGCTAAAGGTGATAGTAAAGAAGATATGGACAAAGCCACTGAAGAACTCGGTGAACTATATCGCAAAACTATTACATATGAAGCAGAAAAGCGCAATAAAGAAATGCCAGAAGGTGATCCAAACGCACAAAAAGCAGAAGGTGATCCTAATGTAGTAGACGCAGAAGTAAAAGAAACTAATTAAGGTTTCAAGCGGGTATGATGTAAAGGTAACCTGAATCCTTGCCAAGGATTATTTGCGAGTTCGATTCTCGCTACCCGCTCCAATTTTAGTCCTTCGTCTAATGGATAAGATACTGCATTCCGATTGCAATGATGCAGGTTCGATTCCTGCAGGACTAACCCAATGTCATATATCATCACATTTTTTGCTGTATTTTTTACCGATATAGTGAATACCTATTATATAAAAGCTATTGCCGAAGATAAGCCTTTGGTTGCCAGTACACTTGCATCAATCGTTATGTTAATATATAGTATAGCTCTAATAAGCTTTGTTAACGATAATTTGATGTTGATACCTGCATTATTAGGTGCATTTACAGGAACATATGTAGCAATGATAATAAAAAGGAAGAATGGCTAAACGCAGCTATTTGACGATTTTTTGCGTTAAAGCATAAATAATAGTAGAGGATACTATTATGAATTGCACATATTGTCAAAGAGAAATTAAAAACAAAGGTTCACTAAAAGCACATGAAATGTCGTGTGTTAATAATCCTAACAAAATAAAGCATTTTCATTCACCAAATGCAGGTAGAAAAAAAGGTGCTAAACCATGGAACTTAGGATTAAAAACAGGCAGACCCGAACATTACGATCAAAAATACCCAGATGATGTTGTGTTTTGTGAAAATTCTAGTTATTCTAGACATAGTGTTAAAGCAAGGATAAAAGCAAAAAAATTAATTGATTATGTTTGTGGTATTTGTGGTATAGAACCAATGTGGCAAGGTAAGCCAATGACATTAATACTAGATCACATAAACGGCATAAACAATGATAATAGGATAGAAAATTTAAGATTTGTTTGTAGTAATTGTGATTCCCAATTACCAACTTATAAATCAAGAAACAAAAGGAAGCGCAAACCAATTGGCGATGGTACCTGTCTTGAAAACAGTTGAGGCTTAATAGGCCCTTGAGGGTTCGACTCCGTCCGCTTCCGCCAAATGTTAAGGAGGGTGTATGTCAGATGAATCAGATAAAATTAGACACAGTGAGAGACTCCATCAAAAAGCAACAAAGATAAAAAGACAGTTACAATTAGCTAAGAATTATGGATATCACAAGCTTAGTTCTGCTATGAGCAAAATGCCGTTTATGACGCAACCACATCGTAGCCACAAAACAAAGATTTTTAATTGCGGAGATCCAAAGTGTTATATGTGCGGTAATCCTCGAAAGTTTTTCGGTGAAGAAACGTTGCAAGAAAAGAAACATAAACAGGAAAAGTTTTACAAAGATGACAACAAAGAAAACAGTTGACAATAAATCCTGTTTGATATACAATAAGGAATTGTTATGAATGAAAAATTAATTGCACTAAAAAGAACATTAATAATGGTTGTATTAGCAACAGTTGCTCCTTTGCTAATTGCTTTTTTACTAACACTTGATAGTGAGCAAATTGGCTGGACTATATTAGGTGCATTGTTTGTTTATGGTGTCTATATAATTTATGCAATTAACCTTAATCAGGTTAGATATGAATTGACATTGAAACAAAGTTTTGATAGAATAGAAAAGATTACAGAGAAGTATTAAGTTTTAAGGAGAGTTGGCCGAGTTGGTCGAAGGCACCTTCCTGCTAAGAAGGCATCTGGTCAAAAGCCGGATCATTGGTTCGAATCCAATACTCTTCGCCAAGAATTTTAACTGTTAGAATAGAGTCAATTCCGGTGTAGTTCAGTTGGTAGAACGGCGGACTGTTAATCCGTATGTCGTAGGATCGTGCCCTACCACCGGAGCCAAGTTTTTTATGTGAGGATATATGAGTGCAAAAAAAGATTTTAAACGTGATCCAATGAAAACAAAAACAGGTAAGACTAAATTAGGTCCACTTAATGTAGAACAACTTACCAAAATGCTTGAAACATGTAGACCAAAGCATCGTATGAAAATTCAACGTGCGATTGCAAGTAGGACTAAGTAATACAGAATACGCTGGCATGGCTCAACGGTAGAGCAACTGATTTGTAATCAGTAGGTTGTGGGTTCGATTCCTACTGCCAGCACCATTTAACTTAACTATGCAAAGTCCATCAGATTTAACGCAACAAGTAATTGAAAGATTAATGAACCTTAAAGAATTTACTGTTAAGGTTCGTGTTGAAGATAACTGGACACCAAATGGTATAGTTCCTTTTAACATCAAAATAAAAAATAATATTGCTACAGTAAAGATTCCTGCACTGAATAGAAAAGAAGCAAGAGAAAAAGTAGCAGAGTATTTTGGGTCAGATGATTTTGTTTAACTGTTGACAAATAAAGTTTTTAGCAGTATAATACACATATTGAAATCGTTCTTTAAAAACAAATTAAATTGCCTCTGTAGCTCAATCGGTCAGAGCAGCGGACTCATAATCCGTTGGTTAGGGGTTCGAGTCCCTTCGGAGGCACCAAGATGTAATGCGGGTGTAACTCAGTGGTAGAGTGTCAGCCTTCCAAGCTGTTCGTCGCAGGTTCGATCCCTGTCACCCGCTCCAAGTTAGAATGCCCAGGTGGTGAAATGGTAGACACAAGGGACTTAAAATCCCTCGCTGCAAGGCGTGCCGGTTCGAGTCCGGCTCTGGGCACCAAGTATTATGCGCATATGGCGAAATTGGTAGACGCGCCAGATTTAGGTTCTGGTCTCAACGGGTGGGGGTTCGAGTCCCTCTATGCGCACCATTTTAATGTAAAGTGATAAATAGTTATATGAAAATCAATGTCTACATTAACGAAATTTTTTACAAGTCTATGGACTTAACAGGTCAGGAAAGATATAATCCTAAGTCTGTCACTGACGGAATCATTGCTGAAAGAGATAACAATACTCTACCAAGCAAATTCTTGACCCAAGAAGATTTGTCCGTAAGAATTGAAAAAGTCTCAGATTAATTTTTAATCACTTCACTTAAATATCTATCAACCGATAGAGAATTTCGTACCTAATAAAAAATACTAGGGGATTAGCTCAGTGGTAGAGCAGCGCCCTTACAAGGCGAAGGTCAATGGTTCGACCCCGTTATCCCCTACCAAACATCATAAGGAAGTAATATGAAAGGTAGAACATCAGAAGTAGCAGCAAAAAAAGCAGGTGGCTTATATGATTTAGTTTTAATCGCTAGTGCTAGGGTGCGTGAATTACGTTCAGGACATGCCCCTAAAATAGTCACCAAAGATAAACCTGTAGTAACTGCATTAAATGAAATCGAACAGGGTTTAATAAACCCAAAAGAGTATCTTAGTAAGTACAAGTAAAGTATAATGTCTCGGTAGTGTAACGGCAGCATACCGGTCTCCAAAACCGTTGGTCGGGGTTCAAATCCCTGCCGGGACGCCAAACAATAAGGATATTACAATGAAAATTTTGTTGAATGAGAATGATGGATTTAAAACATATGCAGAGTTACAGAATTGTGATACCCCAAGTAATTTTCAAGTGTTAAGAATCTATACACATTGGGACGTTGCAAAGTTCCCACACGATCAGGTAAAGTGTGAATTATTCTTGACAGAAGAATCAAAGCAAAGGTTGATTGAACTATTGAAATAATGCAACGGTGGCAGAGAGGCCCAATGCAAGGGTCTGCAAAACCCTAAAGCCGTGAGTTCGAATCTCACCCGTTGCTCCAAGTATCCCGTAGTCCCATCTGCGTTATGAAATGGGGGTGGTTGGCAAACCAGAAAGCCAGGGCGCATACGATCTGCCTCAGAACCCGCTTACATGGGTGCCAGAAAAGTCGTAGGTTGGAACTACACCTTACCAAAAGAGAAATGTAGTGGACAGGGCAACAACTCAGTAAGGGGCTTGTGGGAGCGAGTAGCCTTACACTAACATACAAGGATAAATTATGCAAGTTCGTGCAAGTCATATTTTAGTAGAAAATTTAGAACAAGCAAACATGATAAAGAGTCAACTACTAAGCCAAGCTGCTGATTTCGCAACTATGGCAAAACAAGTTTCAAGATGTCCTAGTGGACAGAATGGTGGTGATTTAGGTTTGTTTGGTAAAGGTCAAATGGTTAAGCCCTTTGAAGATGCTACTTACGCATTAGAAATAGGACAAGTAAGTGAGCCTGTGCAAACTCAGTTTGGTTTTCACATCATTCATAGAACAGGTTAATAACAGACGCGGGATAGAGAAACGGCATCTCGGGAGTCTCATAAGCTCCAGTTCCTGGTTCGATTCCGGGTCCCGCAACCAGTTTCGGAGTATAGCACAGCCTGGTAGTGCACCTGCTTTGGGAGCAGGGGGTCCGAGGTTCGAATCCTCGTACTCCGACCAACTACATCATATCTAAGTCAAACACCCACATATCATATCCGTAGTTTGTTATATAGTCAAAAGGTATATAACAATATCCCTCATCTCCCCATCGTTTTCCAAAACTATTTTTAGCTTTAAATAATTTATTAGGTTTATCATATGCTACAAAACACATAGCGTGACCACCTAAACTAATGTCATTAGTTGTAGGTTCTACAAGTGTTGAACTATAACTATTAAGATTTAAAAAATCACCGTATATTGTTGTACCAAATACTACAGGTTTTTTATGAGCCAATGCATCTATAACAGAATCAACAGTTGATACTCTTTTATAATTTTTCAGTTTTCTTTGTCTAGCATCATTATATGCAGTCGTGCTTGGCTTTTGATCAAACCTATAAGGAGTGTATGGCCAATAATCTTCTGTACATATGCCGTATGATTCAACAGCTTTGACTGTATCTCTAAGATAGGCACCACTGTCAACCGTAACATTTTCGTGAAGTGCCCTTGTATTGTAATAAACAAAAAGCCTACTTAACTCTTCGGCTTTAGTTGGATGTAATTGATTAACTAGATTTTCATATGCATTGACTAAAGCATTTGCACTACAACTACCTAGTTCCCATTGGTTGTCTACGGGACTATCAAAATTTTTAATAGTAAACCTATCAGGAATAGTTCCACCAATAGGTACGTAAATATGATCTCTATCATCCGGAAGACTAGGCTTTACTATGAACTTTTTTTTAGGCCTTCCTCCGGTGTTTCCGTTGTGGTAGTTGTCGTTGTGACTGTCGTATTAGCGACATTGTTACCTGTTTCGGCAAACATTTTGTCTACAATTGCGTTAGCACCGTCAAAATGTTCTTCTATAATATAATGTGTGATTTTTTTGTACATGTTATCTCCTTATTTTCTTGCGAACCAGTTTGGTAACAAACTTGGTTTATCAGCTAATATTTCTTTAGAATCTTCTCCATTCTTGAAATACGCATTTTCTTCTAATATAGTTGGTACTATACTAGAAACCTTTTCTTCTTTTACTTCTTCAACTGTTTTGGTTTCTATTATTTTAGGTTCAACTGTTTCCACTTGCACCTGAACTTCTGGTTGTTTATTTTCGACAGGTGTTTCTTCTTTTTCCTGACTACTCAAAAATCTTTCTAATTGTATTGCTTTAGCAATAATTATTTCGTTGTCAGGGTAGGGAGGAAATGCGGGGTAAGGAATTCTTACCCTTCTTGTTTTCCAAGCAACATCTGCCTCTGTTAACCATGTATTATGAAGTTGTGCTTTTCTGTCAATGTATTCATTGAAAAGCATTTCTTTTGCCATTCTTAACAATTCTAGTCTTTCTTTCGTCATGGGAGTTAAATTACTTAAAAGTGACATTTATAACCTCAATTAAATTATCCACCAAGATCCAGCACGAAACACCACATTGACACTTTGGTTAGGCACACTGATAACGTAATTAGTTTTATTATCAACCTTTTCACCAGCTTGTGGTTGAATAGTTATCTTACCGCTACCTTGTCCATATTCATCTTTGATGTAGTACACACGACCGTTGACTCCTGTTGGTAGTGTGATAGTAACGGCTGCAGCACTGTACACCCCGATGTATTCGTCATTGAGTGTAGCAGTGTAGTTACCAGTAACACCTAGTACACTAATTAGGTCTGCTCCAGTCGCAGATATAGTAATATTACCAGTAGCTCCTGTTAAACTAATACCAGGACCTGCTGTTAAACTTAACACACCGGTGTTAGTTATAGTTACATTACCGTTACCGCTTGATGTTGATATACCTGCACCGTTTGCCAGGCTTAGTACACCTGTGTTAGTTACGGTAAAGAATGAAGTGTAGCCATTAGTACCTACATTAGAAATGTTGATGCCATCTCCTGCATTAGGGTCTACGGCAGTTAAAACTAAATTTCCTGCTGCATATAAATTGTTTGTTACATTAGCGTTTAGTGTAGTTAATTGATTGGTTACATTAGCGTTGTTGAATGTAACATTAGCATTAGGGCCTAAGTCTTGCTCTAATGAAATGATACCATCAAGTACATTAATGAAATCACCTACTTGTACTACACCATATTCTGTTTTACTTGTTGGGTTTGAAAGGTATGACATTCTTGTTATCCTTTTTTATCTTAATTGATTTATTAAAGCATTTTGATAAACATTGCTCATCGAACCAGAATTTATTAAACTTTGATTTATGCTTGATATGTTACTACCATAGATGCCTCCATATCCTCCGTAGTAATATGGATACGGTCTATGTATTGGGTAATATCTATATGGGTATCTACGATATCCATAGTAATCATAATCATGTGGTCTTGTGTATTTGTAATAACTATAATAATCCATTTTTAGCTCCTTTATATTATGTGCCAGTTTCCACCCCTACAGATTAATTGAACAGATTCGTATGGAATACTCATTACGTAATCGTCATCTCCGTCTATAGTGGCTTCATCGATTGTGTTGATTGTTATTTTACGATTTCCTAGTGGCGGTCCCATTTCTGCTTTCACAGTAATTTGGCAGCAATCTGTACAATTTGCGGGAAGTGTGATAGTAACCGGTCCAGTACTATTAACACCAATATAATTATCATCCAATGTAGCAACATAGTCTTGCGATACCAAAATTGCCTTGCATTTGCAAGCACACTCTCCAGGTGGGCCAATAGGTCCTGGAGGTCCTGGTTCACCTTTAGGGCCTTGTTCTCCAGGTGGTCCACTCGGTCCTTGAGGTCCTTGAGGTCCTGGTGGCCCTGGGGGTCCGGGAATGTTTGATTCGACATTTATTATATCGCTCCCATTAGTATTATAGTTTTCAGCGTATTGTAATGCCTGTATGGCGTACATATAATCTTCAGATTGTAATCTATGAAGATAATTATAAATTTCTATTAGTTTTCTGTCTAGAGGATTCATAGTATGTACAAAGAAGGGCAGTTGCCTGCCCTTACAGGTATAATTAGCGAACCTGATTTTGTGTTGATGATTGACCAACACCTGCCATTGTACCAAAGTTAACCATACCCTGACGAGTATCAGCTAAATCACTTTGAAAAGCCTGTAGGCGTGTGTTCAATGATTGCCATTGACCATCGTCCCAACGATGTCTCCAAAAACGATTATCATCTAGTGCAGCAACTAATTCAGTGTTGCGCTCTATTAAATAACGATCTTGGTCGGCTTGTCTTAATGCATTGATTAAGTCTTGGGTTTTTGCATTACCAGCATCAATCTTATCGCTTAGATAAGTTGTTTGCTTAGATAGTTCAACTTGTGTTCTAAGTGCATTGATTTCAGCATCTTTCTGAGAACCTAAAAACCCTGTTACCATTGCTTGTTGTGCTGAGATGATTTGCGCACGAATATCTTGCGTATCACGACCAACATCAAAGAAGCGGTTATCTACCAGGTCGCCTAAGCTACCTATACGAGCATTTAAATCAAAACGAGAGTCTTTAATTGCTCCTTGGGTGTTGTAAGATTCTTTTAATCCCTCTTTGATAATTTCAGAGGCTTGAGCTTGTTGTTCAAAACGAACATCATTTACCATATCTTCAATTGCCATTTTATTATTCCTATTCTAATTAAAATGAAAAAACTACAGCGAATGAACCTTTCACTCGCTGTAAAAATATTTAAAGAATAGAATGTTGTTTTGGGCAGTACTATAGATTTACTACTGAAGTCTAGCTTTTACTAGTCCATGATTACCTGCAAATACTGCTAATTGTGTACGATTACGAACACCGTATTTTTTGAGTATTGCACTTACATGAAGCTTAACTGTGCTTTCACTGATGTTTAGGGTTTTAGCAATAACTTTATTGCTTGCGCCTCTTGTTGAAACTAACGAATAAATTTGTTGTTGTCGAGCTGTCAATTTAATATGATTTGAGACCGCTTGTAAATTTGTATTTTTTAACTTATTACCTGGCAATTTTTCAAGTATGTGTTTAGGCCAGTAAGGGATGTTTGACCATAAAGCATTCGCACCTTTCAAGCACTCATCCCAACCAAAGTCAGAAGGACGAGGTATTATTCCTAAAATATCACTTTTTTGTAATAATTTAATTGTGTTGTAGGGGGTGTCTTTTCCAACATCAACAGATAGTTTTATTTCGTAGGGCAAATTAACTAATTTGCTCATTGTTTTAACCATGTTTACTATTTCCATTGCTGAACTGTGTGCTAGTTCTCTATAGTTAAAACAAATAGACAGTGGATTAAGTTTTAGCTTATCAGGTAATTCTGACCAGCTGGTACACATGATTACTTGTCGAGACATAGAATCAATCTTCTGTATGAGTTCTTCTGTTGTGCATAGTTCTTCTAAATCTTCTTCACGGGTAAAATATAAATGAACGGGCTTTGTAAAGTTAATCACGGTGAATCCTTATATTATAATAGTACTTAAGACAGTATTACTGTATGGTTCATCAGCTATAGTACATATAGTACTTCAGAACACCTTTTTTCGTTTGTAATTGTTTGTTTCTTCTGCGCAACTGAATGTAATAATACAGTAACCCTACACACTAAACAATTACAACGGAACATTTATATTTTTACCAAACCTTTATGTTTGACATGCGTAAAAAATGCGTTTATAATAAGGGTTTGATAGTGACAAATACTCTATGAAGAAGATTTTTTTAATATTAACAACACTATTATTGGCTTTTAGTACGGCTATCGATGCGAAAGAAGTTCGCAAGCCAGTAAAGAAAAAGCAATATGTGCATAAATCTGTGTACAAAAAGGCAAAACGCAAACCAAAATTGCAACAGCCAAAGTACATCAACACTACCGCAAATGTATTATTAGTTAACCTAACTGATAATTCTATTGTACAAGGTAACCAAGATAATTATGCCAGATCAAGTATTGCCAGCATTAGTAAATTAATGACGGTATACACTGTAGTTAAAAATAATCAAAATCTAAATGAAGTTATCACAGTGCAAAGTAGTTTAGGTAATCATACTAGATTATCTAAAGGTATGCAACTTACCAGAATAGATTTAGTTAAACTAAGTTTAGTACATAGTGATAATTTGGCAGCAATGACATTGGCACAAAATTATCCAGGCGGGTTCGACGCATTCATATATGAGATGAATAAGAATGCTAGAGAACTCGGCATGCACAATACAGTTTTTTATGAACCAACTGGGCTTGACGCCAATAATAGAAGTACACTGACAGACATAACTCAACTCACTAAAGCAGCGAGTTATTATACAATCTTTCGTGAAGCAGCAAGTATGGAAAACGTAACCGTAACTGCAACGAAGGGCAAGAAAACTTATAAAATTCGTGCTAGACCTACAAGTACTATGTTCGGTAAAGAGGGCATAGTGACTATCAAAACAGGCTTTACAAACGCTGCTGGATTTTGTATAACAATGCTAGTAAACTCAGAAAATAAACTTTTCAATGTGGTCATACTTGGTGCAAGGTCCAGTAAGGAAAGAAGCTATCTTATAGAAAAATCAATGAAAACCATACATAATTACGGTTCAGTCTAAATAGATATATAGTAGTAATTCTTATGAAAGACTAACATGACAAAAGCCAATGATGTAATACAAGAAATAGAAGAAGAAGCATATGAAGATTGGCAGTATGAAGAAAGCGGTAAAAAAGCTAGTGAGTTTATAGAAAATACTATCATGCCATTAATACAAGATTTTGATTATGGCAATGAAGATGAAAACTACATATACGGAACTGCCACATTTGGGTTGTTTATAGAAGTTCTCCCACTACTTGCACAATTAGGTTATAGTAAGGAAGACCTAGTAGAGCAAGTAGAACAATATGTTGATTTTGTAAACAACAGGACCTTGCACTAGTGGCAACACAAGTAAAGTTCTATTACAGAAATACTCACAAAACCCATCTCATAGAAACTGTTATCACAAGTATTGTTGATGCAGTTTCTACCCTCATCGAATTACCCAATTCACTAGAAATTTGTTTATACGATTTACCAAATGAAGTTTACGGTGGTGTTGACAAAAACATTTATTATAGAATTGGCATAAACAGTACACTTCAGGCAAATGAAATTCCTACTATCCTAGTACATGAATTGATACATGTTAACCAAAGACACACCAAGCTACTAGAAATTAAGCAAGGTGTATATTATTGGCGTGGAATACCATACTACAATAAGCCTCCAGATCAGATTGATTATGACGAGTACAAAAATTGCCCGTGGGAAATAGATGTAGATAACCGTGTTAACAAATTGTTAACAGAAGCCCTAGAGTTAGCAAATAAGAAACATTTAGCCAAACTTGACAATAAATCCGGTTAGTGCTATAATGTTGGCATGACTAGAAAACGCAGATCAGATCGTAATCATATCATTTATGTAATTACTAATACTGCAACAAACGAGCAGTACATTGGTATTACAAATAAGAATAGTACGGTCAAAAAATCACTACATGTACGCATACGCAAGCATGTCCAACGAGCATTTGCTGAAAACAAAGATTGGGCATTGTATAATAGTATTCGCAAGCATGGTACTAGTGCATTCAATTATGGTGTTGTTGAAATTGTGCGCGGTAAAGCAGAAGCGCACCAGCGTGAACTAGAATTACTCAAACAATATTGCCCAAAACTCAATACTTTTAAATAAAATTATAGTACAATAGCATTATGCGTAGATTACAAATGCAGTTGTTCCTTACCACTTGTGCCTTGGTAGTTTCATGGCTACTATTTTTCGGTTTCGGTGTTTATAGTTGGTTAAGATTAAACGATATTGAAAAATATAGCGTAACCTATGATTGTGAATTAGCAGAAAAATTAGATAACACACCTATTGAAGTCAAGGCTAAGTGTGCGAGGTTGAAAAAACAATAAAATGAACAAGTTAATAAGAGATGGAAAAGTTGCTGTATTAGTATCAGCAGGGTTTGGTGCTGGATGGTATTCATGGCATCACATTCCCGAATTGTTGTTTGATCCTGATGTTGTCAAAATGATTGAACTTGACTGGCCACATGATAGAATTTTAGCACATTGCGAAAAGTTTTATGGTGACGATCATTATTTCGGTGGCGTTGAAGGATTGGGCATATACTGGGTACCCGAAGGTACAAAGTTTCGTATTGATGAGTATGATGGAGCAGAAACACTTATAACACAAGACCAAGATGAATGGTTCACAGCCTAAAGGAAAAATATGGTAACTCTAGTTAAACATGAATGGCATCAAGTTGATAGTCAATTTGCAATTGAATTTACAAAGGATACACTAGAAGAAATTTATCCAGATTATGATGAAGATGAACTAGAAAAACTTTGGCAAGAAGTAGAATCAGGTGAAGCCGATATAGAATCAATTATACAAGACGCCTGGAATAATGATGTAGAGTTAGAGTGGGAACGCCAATATGATGATTGGTGGACAGACCGCAAAGGCGGATATGAAATTACATACGAGTACGGAGATGAGGATAGCTGGCATCACGAACCTCCCCCACCAGAACCTACACATAAATGTACTAAGTGTAAATGGAATGGACAAAGCTATGATGCACAATGGTCTTGGGAAGATAAAGAGGGCAATGAGATTGATGACCCCCGAAAGATTTGTCCTTATTGCGAAAGTGATGTAGAATTGACTGAGCATGGAATTAAAGAAGAAAAAGAACGTGAAGAACGCTATGCCAAAATTAAACAAGAACTTAATGAAATCCAACTAGAAGGAGATGACAATGTTGAAGGTTGAACTTACCAGTGATGCAGTAGATAGCATTTTTCGTAGTGTTATGATTCAGGATTACAAAAATCTAAAGAGTGATATTAGAAATTTAAAAGATAGTAAAGAAAATTTGAAGCCCTATCAAAAAGAAGATTTAAAGGCAAACAAACGCTATAAAAAAGCAATGGAAATATTACTTGAATATTATGTAGGAGCTGATTGGAAGCAAAGTTTATACGATTATGAAACCACTACAGATATTCCAGACGAGCAATAAGCGTAGTATTTTGTTCAAAGAAAATGACAAGAAATTCTTTGTCGTTGTCACTAATGATATGGGTCATAGTTTTGTGAGTAATTTTGAGAACTATGAATTAGCCTTAAGATACGCAGAGGAATATATAAAATGAAATTCGGACAACTTGAAGTATTTACAAACGAAGATGGTGACGCCGTTGTTCAGCTCCCTGATCAAATGATCCAAGACCTTAACTGGAAAGAGGGTGATGAACTTAAATGGGACATTGAAGAAGACGGAACCGTAATCCTCTCAAAAATTGAAAAAAGTGTAAATACAGAGTGGGTCTTGGTTGAAACTGTTCAAATGTTCAGGCATAGATACTGTATAGAAGTACCAATTGGTAAAGCAGAATGGGCACTTGATACTGTAACTATGGAAGAAGCAAAAGAATTCAGTCAACTACATTTGGGCGAGACAATATCTAGTCATCGTGTTATTTCAGAGGAAGAAGCAGTCAAACTTTGTTATAGTGACAATGACTACTTAAAGTCATGGACACCTGAAAAAATTAAGACCGCATTTTTTACACCTATGAAAGAATAATGGCAAAATCAATTAGAATGCGTCACCCTACTACGGGTATTGTAAAGCGTGGTTATTATGGGTTCAGTTGGACCTATTTATTTTTTGGCTTCTGGGTACCTCTGCTCAGAGGCCACTATTCAATGGCATTGGTACACTTTGCCATATGGATATTTGGAGTAGTTACATTAACTTGGTTGCCTGTACAAATAATGCTGGCATTTTTCTTTAATAAATTTTATACTCGCAGACTGTTAGAAGATGGATATAGATTCTTTGACGATATGTTTAAAGTCAACGAAGCCTGTGAAGAAATTGGAGTTGAGCAATGAATAATGTTACGCCAGCAAGTTCATGGACAGACGTTGAGTGGAGTACCTTCAAAACTTGGATATCAGGTGTGCTAAAAGAAACAACCGTTACTGTCACCTTTATGAAAAAAGATGGCACTGAACGGGTGATGAAATGCACACTTGATCCAATGCTACTCCCTCCTACTGTAGTTAACGAGAACAGAAAGCCCAAAGCAACTCCCGAAAACTCAATAGCCGTGTATGATGTTGAAGCAATGGGCTGGAGAAGTTTTGTTGTCAAAAGTGTAAAACAAGTACAGTTTGCAATTGGTTGACAATAAATCCAATTAGTATTATAATGATGGTATCATAAATAGATGTTATTATTTTACTATCATGAAACGAGAAGTTGTCACTTTTGTAACACCCATCAAAACTAGGGCACACCGTGTTCTTTTTGATAACGACCTCCCATTCAAACCCAAAGTTGTCAAAAGCAAAATGTTGTATAAAAGACAACAAAAACACAAAAAATATTCACCCGAAACTTGACAATAAATCCAACTGGCGATATACTATCGTTATAGTCACTGATAAGGAGAAGTAAATGTCGAAGCTTACCGAATACACTCTTGAGATTTACAAGTCTGACAAGCGTACCAAAGAAGGTCGCCGCTTGTATGCAAAACAAGATTTTGCTCCTAGCACCAAAGATTACATCCAAGCGGTTGCTGAAGGCAAGCGTAAGTTGGGTTTTATTGTTGAAGTTTTTGAAACTTATATCACCCGCAAAAACATGATGAATGGTAAAGAGTTTCAGGAGCGTTACGACACTCCTTACTATTGCAGCCCGTCCAGCGAAACTTACTGGAGTATGTAATTATGAAAATCGTATTCAATAAATTACTGAACGGATGGTACATTGTGCGTGGTCGTCATCAAACCCCGATCTCAGGAAGGTTTGATAGCAAAGAGCAGGCACTCGCACACTTGCGTCGCCGTAACCCCTTACAGATGGTATAAGAGGAATAAAAATGTACACACTAGAATTCTTAAAACGAGCCGAAAGATATACCGAAGCCCGTGGGGATGAAATGTATTTTAAAAATCTTTACACGGGTTTCCGCGAATACAATAATGTTGAAGATTCTGTATGGAAAACTTTAAGTTATTTGTATGATAACGAAACCGCAGATTTTTTGTGTAATTGCTATTGGGGGCTTTAATATGAAAAGATTTTTAGAAAATTTTATCGATGCTATTCCTACACCAAGTCCTGAAACTGGCGACAAAATGGTCAACTTAATGCTTGCTTTTGTAGCCGGTTTTATAGTAGCATTACTGATATACGGAGGCTAAATGTTATTCGAACTAGAAGGCTTAACAGAAAAGCAAGCTGCATTATGTGATATCATGTGGGCTATTGAAACAATGGAAGGTGTTGAAAGTTTTATATCTACACTGCCTAAACAAGACCAACGTGATTGTTATAGCCTCATTGAAATGATGAAGCTTGCAATAATCGATCAAGTTGAAACTACCGATGAGGCAGAGGAAGTTATTCAAAGTATTAAAACTAAACTATGACAAATAAATTTGATGACCTTATGTACGAAGCCGGACTAACAGCACAAGGCTGTTGGGATGAGATGGATGAGTACGACCGCACTGCCATACTTAAGTTTGCGGATCTGATTGTCAAGGATTGTATTGGTGTATTGAACAGACGATTTATGGGCGACCTAAATCGTGAGGACTGGGAAGTTCGCCGTTGTGTTGATGATGTTAAAAAACATTTTGGGGTGGAATGATGAAAACGAAAATTGTAGATTGGTTTTGGAAGCACCGTGCTATAATTGGATATTCAATTGGATATCTAAACGTAATGAGTGGGCTTGTAAACATTGCATTAGGTAATGTAATGACGGGTCTATTTTGGTTAGGCATTGGTTTGTTTCTTATCTGGGACGTTAAAACCTACAAATAATATGGCATACAAAATCTTAAACGAGCGTGATAATCGCTGGCAGCCCCGCAAAGGTCTAGAGGGTCCTTTCTTCTACTCAGATGGTCGTGTATTGTACTACGATCCAAAAGAGGGCAAGTATTACGATCCATTGACTGATTTTTATGTGGATCATGAGGAAATGGCTGAGATACACAACTACCTAGCTAAGATGCTATCTAGGTAATTAATGTTTATGTTTGTTTGGGCAAAAGTATTGCTCTACAAAATCAATGTATACTTTACTATGTGCTAAACTCATTAAAAACCACATTAAGGACATTTCGTATCCATGTTGCCCACATATATAACTTGGACCGGTAAGTGATAACACTCCTAGTACAAAAGATGTCGGTGTAGGAAAATAAAGAATGAATTGCTTTATATAGTGATAAAATTGTAATCTTGTCATAATGATATTTATCCATTTATTGCAAATATGATAACGGTTGACAATAAATCCGTTTGGGCATATAATAACGGTATTGATTGATTGATACGGAGTAATCATGTTAACAGAACGACAACTAGCTTTGTTCAAGTCACTAGGGTTTGATGTTGCGCAGGAAAAAGATATTCGCCAGCGTCACAAGGTATGTGTAAAAGATTTTGGTGCAGTCAAAGATTTTACCCAATGGTTGATCAAGCGTTTGCACCGTCAATGGGAACTTGAGCGCCGTCAAGCAGGTGGTATCTATCTTGGAGATTAATATGGAAATTACTAAAGAAAAAGTTATTCGTATTTTAAAAGACGAACCGCAATTTGACCGTAACCGTCACGGTGGTTTGTATGACCGAGGTCGTGCTGATAGTTATTATCGCCGCCCGCGTGATCCTCATTGGTACCCCGAAGGGACTGGGAATGGTACTAGAGTAATTAAACTTACTAGGGAAGAAATTACTGAGTACATGGATGGTTATGATTATAACGAAAAGTTAGGTGATCACAAGGAGTGGGATTGATATGAAAATTATAGTAGCATTTATTGCAATGTTTTCTTTGACCGCTTGTAACACAATTGCAGGCATGGGTAAAGACATACAGAAATCGGCAGAGTACACTAGTACTATGATGCCAGAGAAAAAAGAAACTGTTAAAACAAAGGAGCAATAATGGGTACGTACAAAGACAATGATTATAAAGTTTTAAACACAACCGTCACATTCAGTGGGTTGAATCGTAAACGTCAAGTAATGGCTGTTATTGAAAGTAACACCGATGATAACATTACTGATTTTACTGAAGCAATGGCTGTTATCAACTATATTAAGAGGACTATGTAATGGGAAATTTTCTAGTAAGTGTTGAATCTGATCCTGCAACAGGTGGCTATATGGCATGTTTTGCTGATGGTCAAGTAATTCAACTAGAAGCAAATACCTATCAGGATGCTGTACTTGAGGCAGATATGCTAGAACCAGAGGACTACGAAGTTGGATACAACTAATGAAAGTGCAGTTATAGAATTACACAATATCGCTAGGTTTGTCGAATCCAATATTGGTGTAGGCAAGCTTAGCGAGGACATTCGAAACTGTGCGGATAGATTACATGCCATTACCCAAAAAGTCAGTAGCGAAGGAAACACCAGCGAAGAAAGTAACGCCTAAAAAGGTTGCTAAAAAAGAAACAGAAGTGGAAATGAAAGTGTTTACATGTAAGGCATGTAAACAAAAGTTTCCCGATACGGGCTTATATTTCTACGGAAATAAAAGTGAGAAATGTATGTGGTGCAAAAAGTTTCCCTCAAGAAACACGCCCAAAACTTGACAATAAATCGGTTTGGGTATATAATAGCTTTACTAACTTGATAAAGGGCTAGTTATGAAAACCGTTAACAAAAAAGTAATTGTTGAATATGTAAGTACTGAGGGTTACAAAGTAGTTATTTGCAAGCCACAAAAAACCCCAAAAACTGTTACTGCTAAAATGCCCGGAAGCTTGCGTCACTGTGGCCGAACAAATTCTTTTGGTATTAGAATTTAATTTTGGTTGACAATAAATCGGTTCGGATATATAATAGCTACATTAACTGACAAACAAGGAGCAACAAATGGCATACATGTCTCAGGAACGTAAAGCAAAAATCGCCCCAGTCGTTAAGGCAATTCTTAAAAAGTATGGTGTTAAGGGTTCACTAAGTGTCCGTAATCACATGACCCTTTGCTTGACCATCAAGTCGGGTGCAATTGATTTTATTGGCAACTACAATAGTTTCAATATTGACAACCCACGTTACGCACAATACGGTGGTTTTCGCCCTGCAGTAGATTATATCGATGTTAACCCGTTTTGGTATCATGAACATTTCGATGGTGTTGCCAAACAGTTCCTGCGTGAAATTCTACATGCAATGAACGACGGCAACCACGATAACTCGGATATCCAAACCGATTATTTTGATGTGGGCTGGTATATCGATGTTAACATTGGTCGTTGGAATAAACCCTACGTTTTGGGCAACTAAATCTGATTTTGGTAACACCGATTGTTGACATTAAAAAGAATCGGTGTTATCATTATACTTGTGTGATAAACACATTTTAATTTTATTATTAACTAACCTTAAGAGGTCTATGTATGACTGAGCAAGTGTTCAAAGTAGCAGGTATCACAACTCACAACGGTAACAGTAAGGTTCGCTTTACTGATGATTTGATTCGCCGTGTTAAGCAGTTTACTAAGGGCGGTGCAACTCGCATCGATTTGATGGAATTGCCTAGTGCAATGAGTAAGGTAGATGCACTCAAGTATCTACAAGGTCATCAGGATTTTCAGAGCCCTGACGATCAGGCACTCATCGCTGACAGCCTTGCAGATCGTGAAAAGACTGCAAAGAGTGGCGAAGTTAAAGTTAAGGCTACTAAGGCACCGAAGCCAAGCCTCAACGCAATCAAAGCCCGCGGCAAAGCAACTGCAACGGTTGAATAATTGTATACAGGGGCACTTGTTGCCCCTATCTTTCCTTAGGAGTATGAATGAAAATTTCTGATAAACTAGCCAAAGTCGATGAGGATATGAGTATCCGCATGTACGACAATGGTTTTCTTTTTGAAATAAGCGGTAGAGATGATAACGACGATTGGACTAGTGTAAAGATTTTATGTAACGATCTTAATCAAGTCACCGCACTTATTACCGAAGCTACACAAATGGAACGTAGTTAATGAACAGTTATGAACACATAACTGTACTACATAGGTTTGCACAACGCAGACGCTATTTTGATCCGAGTAAACGTGAGGATTTGAACGAACTTAAGTTTTTCAAAAAGAATAGTAAGTGGGAGAACGGTTGTCCGTTTTATTTAGAATGGCCGTTTAGTGATGTTATATCAATGTGTGACAATAAATATTCTGATCACATGCTTAAACAAGTAAAATAAAAAAGCCCCTTACGGGGCTTTTTTAATGGGTACTAAAAATTACGACCATGTACTTAATGCAGTGCGCACCCAAGTATCTGTAGATACACATACATATAGATATCCTGAATCATACGCTATCTGACCCGTAGTTCCCGTTGAAGCTGCGGTAGCTGGCGCTGTAGTCCAACTTAATAGACCAGTGATACTTGGTATACTTGGCTTGTCACTTAAGTCATCATAGCTACCACTTGTTGCTACTGTAGCTAATGTTGGGGTACCACTTAAGTCACTATATGCACCACTTGTTGCAACTGTAGCTAAGCTAGGTGCTCCTGTTAAACTAGAATACGCACCGTCGAATAATGCTGGTGCTCCAGTCAAGCTAGTATAAGCCCCATCAAACAATGCTGGCTTGTTTGTTAAGTCACTATAGCTACCACTTGTTGCTACTGTAGCTAAGCTTGGGATACTTGCAGGAGCAAATGTAAATGCGCCCGTTGTATTGTCATATGATAGACTTCCACCACCGGATGCTGTAGTTGATGATACACTTAAGCTGGTTAGTGTGATGCCACCGCCGCCACCAGTCGCAGCAGCGAATACACCATTGCCATATAATACGTTACTTGCACTACCATCGAAGTTTGCACTAGCAATATTACCCAATGTTGGTAGACCACTTAAGTCTGCATATGCACCACTTGTTGCAACTGTAGCAAATGTTGGCTTACTACTTACGTTAGACCAAGTTAATGAGGTTGTTACATAAGTTTCTGTAGCGTAGCCAGTTAAGCTAGGTATGCTTGGTTTGTCATTTAAATCATTGTAGCTACCACTTGTTGCTACTGTAGCTAGTGTTGGTGATCCAGTTAAACTACTATATGCACCATCAAATAATGTTGGCTTGTTTGTTAAGTCACTGTAACTACCACTAGTCGCTACTGTTGCCAAACTAGAACTGTCGGCTTTTAAAGCTAATGCGTTTGTGATTGTGGTTGAATAGCTAGCATCATTTGCTAATGCATTTGCTAATTCATTTAATGTGTTCAGTGCACCAGGTGCACCATTAATCACATTAGAAATTTCTGAAGTAACATATGATTCTGTAGCGACGGTTGAGAAGCTTAGATTACCTGCACCGTCTGTTACGAGTGCTTGACCACTAGCACCGCCTGTAATCTTAACATTTCCTACTGCACCAAAGTTGGACACTCCGGATACAGTAACACTTGCTAGAGTACCAACACTAGTAATGTTAGGTTGGCTACTGTCTGTAACTGTTGCTGCTACAAGTGATGCATTAGCTGCATTGGCATTAACAGCATAAGTAGCATTGGCTACAGTTCCAGAAATATTTGCTGCTGGTATGTTTGTTAAGTTAGCGCCACTGCCTACAAATAAATTACCACTTATTACATTACCTGATACATTACCGTTTGCATTTAATTGGCCAACGTTTGCTGATGTTAGTACTTCAACCGTTGTCAATGTACCAACACTAGTGATGTTTGGTTGTGAACTAATACTTACTACACCTGCTGTTGTGGAATATGCTGCATTTGCAACAGTACCTGCTACATTAGCACCGGGAATATTACTTAGGTTAATAGCATCACCTGCTACACTTGCAGCACTAATTGCTCCGGATACTGTTATGTTACCTGCGCTTACATTTCCTGTTACAGATAAGCTAGTTAATGTGCCAACACTTGTAATGTTTGGCTGTGCATTTGTATAAACCGTGCCAGAAACTAATGCATTGGACACTTGACCTGTAACGTTAGCACCAGCAACACTACTTGCACTATCTGAACTAATTGCATGGGTTGCATTTGCTACGGTACCAGTTACGTCTGCACCTGCAACACTATTAGCACTATCAGCAACGATTGCATGTGCTGCATCTGCTACTGTTCCGGTAACGTTAGCACCAGCAACACTATAAGCAACTGCTGAAGTATTTGAATGTGTAGCATTAGCAACTGTTCCAGTTACATTAGCACCAGCTACTGTATTAGCTGTTGCTGCTACTGCGGCATGAGTTGCATTAGCAACTGTACCAACGATTTCTGTTGCAGCAATATCTGTAATGTTACCGCCATCGCCTACTAAGAACTGTGCGTTAACTGTGTCAAAGTTTACATTGCTTCCTGTAATTGCACCTGTCACTGTTAAGCTTGTTAGTGTACCAACACTTGTAATGTTTGGCTGGCTACTTGAACTAACGTTTACTGCCACATTCGATTCTTCTGCCATTGGTACTACACCAGTTACATTAGCACCGGTTAAATTATTAAGCATACTACCATTACCGCTGTAATGGTTAGCATAAACCATGTTACCTAAATCTGCATTGCTTACTAATAGGTTACCACCAACTTGTAATCCAGTTAGTATACCAACACTAGTAATATTAGGTTGAGCAGAAGTGCTAACAGTGTTTGCTGTTCCTGATAATGCAGCGTAATTAGCATTAGCAACTACTCCAGTAACAAATGCACCAGTGATATTGCTAATGTTGGCACCATCACCTGCAATTCTGTTAGCAAATATTGAGTTTGTTGCTGAAATATTGTTAGCTTGTACACTTCCTTCAACTGTTAGATTTAATAATGTGCCAACACTAGTAATGTTTGGCTGACTAGCTGACATTACTGTATTAGCTCTGTTAGATTCAGTCGCATAATTAGCAGATGCAACTGTACCAGTAACAGTTGAGCCTGTGATATTACTTAATAACGCACCGTTACCCACAAAGTTTAATGCTGTTACTTGCGTTGCGCTTAAATTGCCACCATATGTTGGTAAGAAGCTAGTTACATTCGCATTAGAATACGAAAACATCATTGGATCGCCATTTTGATATAGCAATGTGTTAGTACGAATCGTACTTGTAGTGACGTTCCCCGTTACAATTAATGAACTTGTATTAGTGTTGTATGTGAAACCCGGGCTACCTGCTAGTATCCCGCGGTCGTTAAATTGTACTTGAGTAGATGCCCCAGCCGCTGCGTTAGCGTTTGTTTGAGTTTGGAACACCTGTGTGTTAATTTGGGTCGTGTTGTTTGTAACACTGGTAACGAAAACGTTCGCTGCGTTCGTAGGAACCTTGGAAATCGTTGTATTATAGTTGGTTAATCCCGTATCTGTTTTAGGATCTATTATTGTTTGTACTGGAATTTGTTGTGCCATTTTAGTGACTCCTTATACTGTATTTATCAAAATACAGGGAAAAAGAGTCACCAAAAATTAGGTTTTCATGATAAAGCAGAGTGCGTAATACGGTGGCATATTTGCATTTGATACACTAGATCCGGTAGAATCTATTACTGTTGCTACAGTACCTCCTGGTGTGCCAGCACTAGCAGCATTTATGGTTATTCCTGTAGCATTTCTATCTACGCCAATTCCAGTAAAGGTAGGGCTAGTAAAAGGTAAATATTGAGCATCACGACTTGCGCTAGGGCCCTGCGCTCTAAATGATCCAGTGTCTTTAGGGATATTATTTCTATCATTGATTGCATAAAACTGTGTACCTTGATCGCCCTTCAAGTCATGATAGTGACCAGGATCTCTCACGCGGTGATCATGTCCTGTGTCTGTAATGTTGTGAGTATGAGTAGGTAAGTTATATCCAGTGAATGTAGAAATAGCAGAGTGTGTATGACTTGGCACTATAGCATTTGCACTTCCACCTGTTGCACCTACCGCGTAAGCACCACCTGCACCTAATACAAATCTATCACGTAAGTTAGGTGTACCATTAGTACCGTCACATAGTTTCCAACCACTAGGAATGTTTACAATGGAACCCGACCACATAACTATAACACCACTTGGAATCACATATCCACTTACTGGGCTTATTAATGTATTATTAACTACAGATTTTACATATTCAGTTGTAGCAATTTGAGTAGTGCCGGCACCTGCTGTATTTGCTGTAGGCGCTGTTGGTACTCCACTGAAAGCAGGACTATTTACATTTGCTTTTTGGTTGTTTACTACATTAATTGCTTCTGCTACAAATGATGTTGTAGCAACTTGAGCATTATTTGTTCCTGTAATTGGTTTGGTAGCAGATATAAATCCTTGAACTGATAAATTACCTGTAAGTCTACCGGAACCGAGAATGTTTAATGCGTTTGCTGTTACCGCACCACCTATCGTGACGTTCCCATCAACTTCAGCGCCATTAAGAACTGCCAAGGTATTGATTACTGAGTTATTACCATTAACGGTAATGTTACCAGTAATTACTGAATCTGAATTTACGTTCAATGAGGTAGCTGTTAATCTACCTGTGATTCTGTTATAAGTTAATCCAGAGTGCCCGCTAAACGTGCCACCATTATTAAATTGAATTTGTGTGTTGCTACCACCTGCTACTACTGCTGCAGGAATATTAGGTGTTGGTAATGTTGTCCATGTCAGATTTCCAGTTCCATCTGTTTGCAATACTTGACCATTAGTACCACCTGCAATTTTAATAGTACCAACATTACCTAATTGTGTTTCTATTGTAGATTCAAACTTACTATTTGCTATAGTTTTAGCGTTACCTTCATCCCAAATTAAATTTCTGGAATCAATGTTACCAACAACACTTAAGTTATCCGGTAGTTCTACGATGATATTACCTGAGGTCGTTACTCTACCACCTGCAACTGATAATGTATTACTAGAAATACCTACGCTAGTTACTGTTCCTATGTCTCTTGTGATACCGGCACTAATAGTAACCGCACCATTACTACCACTTAAAGTTATACCTGTGCCAGCAGTTAATCGTGTAACACCTGTGTTAACAATCGTTATAACACCATCACTTGTGATTGGACTACCTGATACTGCGATACCATTACCTGGAGCTACCGCTACACTTGTAACTGTTCCCGTGCTAATTGTATTAGCAATATTTGTGATACGACCGTATTCATCTACTGTAACAGTTGGGGCTGTATATTGACCAGCAGTAATGCCTGTCTTAGGCATTTCAATTTCAATGTTACCAGTGCTGACAATTTGGTTGTTTGATACAGTAAGACTGTTACTTAATACTCCAACTCTTGTTACACCAGCTACTAGATTACCTGTGACATTTCCAGAAACACTTACAACAACTTCTCCGTTGCTACCACTTAGTGTGATACCGGTACCCGGAGTTATTTTTGTGACACCAGTGTTGGTTATTGTTACTGTACCAGTAACTTCATTAGTTTCTGTAGAGATTCCAATGTTACCTGTGAATGTATTGTAAGGACTCGCCTTAGCAAACAGATTGGAAAAATTATCTTGTATTTTATTAAACGCAGTATATAGGGAATCACTGTTGCTTGCTTGATTCTGTATCCCTATATTGACTAGTTTTTGTCCTGAAATAGCCATCTATAACCCCTTATCTAGTATTTATCAGAAAGGATTAAAGCTAGATCCGCATCCACAAGTCGTTTGAGCGTTTGGGTTCTTGATTTTGAAGCTGGCACCCTGCAAATCTTCTGTATAGTCAATCTCAGCCTCATAGAGATACTGTGCAGACATGCTATCCACAAGCACTTTTAACTCCCCTGCTTGGATTTCAAAGTCATCTTCATTCATAACTTCATCAAAAGTGAACCCATATTGAAAGCCACTGCACCCGCCTCCTTGGACAAACACTCTAAGTTTTAAATCTGGGTTTTGTTCTTCAGCAATTAATTCATTTACTTTGTTTATTACGCTATCTGAAATTTTAAGATTCATTACATTTTCCTATAAGTTTTTACCCCAACGGGTGTTGATATGTACCCAATTAATAATTTTCCAAGTATTGTCAAGATAACTTTTCTTATCAGGACCATAATCAAGAAAATACGAATGTTCCCACCAGTCAATCAGTAATAGTATATCGTTACGAACCTCATGATTGACAATGGTTTTTATCTCTCCTGTGTAGGTCAGATATATCCAACCACTGCCCTGTATCTTCATGGCTTCTTCTTTAAAAACTTCTTTAAAGTCACGCCAATACCCATACTTTCTTCTTATTAAATTTAATACAGGACCGTTGGGTGTATTACTGTCTTGAGGTTTGCGAAATTGTGCAAAGTAGATATTATGCAAGAAAGCACCTGCATAATTGAAGTCATCATCACCTTCTTTATTCTTATATCTTTTTGCATAACCTTTAGCTAGGTTATGATAATGATAGTCAATTGTTTTGCTTGAAATTACAGGTGAGAGATCCGAGTCGGAATAGCGGAGTGGCTCCAACTCAATTGATTTTCTTCGGGATTCGTCTATTCTATCTACAATATCATACATTGTAGAGTATTTAGTGTGATTATCGACGGCGTGTTATTCTACCGCGAGTTAGGTCATATAAGCTGAATTCTAATTCAACTGTATCGCCGAGCAATACTTTAATGTCATGCTGACGCATTTTACCTGAAATGTAACCTATAACATTTTGTCCAGTTTCTAATTGTACTCTGAACATTGCGTTAGGTAATACATCAGTTACCTTACCATCTAATTTTAATGCTTCTTCTTTAGCCATCGTGTTGCAATTATCTCCTCATCTTGCTAATGTCCTTGGCTGCTTCATCATTAAAGATGGGCACTGCATTGGACTTGTGCATAGTGCCGATACCGATAATCTTGTCACCGGTATATTGCATTGGTTGTTTGACGTTGACTGCACCTTTGATGCCTGTGTCAACGCTGGGAATATGTTTTGTACTACGATCGGCTGGAACTGATAGATTGGGTAACTTACGTGATGGTGTTGACTTTTTGTTAACAAGTGCAGGGTTGCTCATCTTGAGCCATTCTTGTTGCTTGCGTTCCCAGTCTTGTTGCAACAATTGCAACTTGCGCTTCTGTTCGGAGCTTGCGAACTTTTGCTTGCCCTTGCGTTTGCCTAAAGTAGTCAGAGCAGGATGTGCTAGATGCATTGTCATAATGATAACACTGTGGTAGTTGAATGTATTATTATAGTATCACAAAGCATATTTGTTGTCAATTATTTTTTGAGTATGTCCCAAATCTTTTCTTTTTCTCTAATGTCGGCGACCAACTCTTTGTATCTTCTTGACAACTCTCTAAGTTCTTCCCATTTTTCTTCTAGTTCAGGTGCAGGTTGATATATTGCTAGTTTTTCTTCAATTCTTTCGAGTAGTCCATTTATGTCTTTACCGTTAACTTTTAAGTTGCCTTTTATCTCAACATCTTGTGTCATGGTTGTAACACCATTGTTTGTTGTCATAGTAGGCTGTGCTATATTTGTAGCCCATACTGTGCTTGGAACTGTATAACTGCCAGTAAGTGTCGGTGATGAATATATTCCAGCACCACCTGAACCAGAATAAGTGTTAGCGTATCCTGACCCACCACTACCTACATTACTTAAATTTATTGTGATAGGTTCTAAACCTGATAGATCAAAAGTATCTATAGTGTTATCAATCGTAATTGTATCTAAATCAGATAATGTGATGGTGCTTAAATCTGAACTTGTTAAACTTGGTATTTGACTCCTGCTCATATCGTCCATTAGCTAGTTTTCCTTAAAATAAAATTGCCATCTTTACCCACACAAAATTCAAGATTGTCACCATCAGACCATTTTAATTTTTTAATTAACTCAGGAGGCAATGGCAAAATTACATCACCGTTTACATTTTGTTTGGTAACTACTTCAAAGGTTTTGTTGGGTAGATTTTTCTTTTTTCTAGGCATATATGATTTTACAAAATTCGTAAAGAGTTGTCAATCATTTAATTACCCGAATCGTTTTTATTTTTTATAGCAGGATTAGGTTTACCATCTACATACGCATATTGAACTTTACTAGGATCATATCCAGCGCCATAAGTTTTTGGTTCTGGTTTTAATAAATCAAGATCGATTCCACCTTTGTATGTTTGTGGTTGTTGCAGTGTAGGTTTAGGTTCTGGTTGCTGTTGACTAATAGGTTTCGGTTCTATTGTTTGTTGCGTTGTGATTTTAGGTTCTATTGGTTGTTGTAGTTTAGCTTTAGTGTCTGCCGGCAATTCACCTGCACGTGCGTCTTTAGCTCCTACTACGGTACCTAACACGTTAGTTCCAATATCGGTAATTTTTTTCTTTACCTTATCGATTGTAGATGGTTCTTTGACAGGTTGAGGCTCATTTTTAGCCAGTTGTGTTTTACTGGTAGTAGGATACATATCAGTAATTTTATCGCCCATTTTAGAAGCAGTATTAGCGACAACGTCCCTTAATCTTTGATTAGGATCAAAGTTAGGATTTTGTCTGTATACAATATTTTTAACCATCTTTCCTTCTTTATTTCTTACATACTCAGGATAAATATCTTTGAGTTGCTTATCAGGATTCTTAAAGATTTCTACACCTTTAGGTCCATGACCATGCAACAAATAATAACTTGTAGGAGTATCAGGCATACCGTGTCGCTTGATTGCTGTTTGATATTCTCTTGCTATCTGATCGGCTGCAGACCTTTGAGCTTTTTCGTTATGTCTCATTTGATCAAAACTCATACCGTAATGTGGATCACCTGGTTTAGCTTTTTTTACTACTCCTTTCCAAGTGTCCGGCATGAATTGAAATAACCCCTGAGCACCACTTCTTTTATTTTGTATACCAAGCTTACCGCCACTTTCAGGACCAATAACACGGTCTAGAAATTTTTCTCTAGGCGTTCTATTATCTGCTTCAAATATAAATTCTTTTGCTCGCATGTTATTTTCTAATCAGTTCTCTAATTCTCTTTAGATCAACATCATCTTCATCATCTTCTGCTACTTGACCAAATGCAGCTGGTATACCCTTTGATGTACCTGCGACTCCTTGATCTTGCGATTGCAATGCTTGAGTAGCTAATACATCTGATGTTGGCTGAGTAGCTGCTGTGGTAGCTGCTTGAGGTTGATTAGCAGATACATATTGACCTGCTAAACCAGATTGTGCAGTAGTTGGTTGTGTATTTCCTGCCATTCCCGTAAATGTTGGCGCTGCTGCATTAGTCGCTGCCGTAGTGTTTTGTGCTTGACTTTGTGCAGTGTATCCACTACTTTGATTATTGGTTTGTTGACTAGTAGTTCCACCTGCTAATTTGGCAGGTGGTGTAGGGTTAGGTTGTGCTGATTGAGCGTAACCACCCATATTAGCTGAAGTAGCAGTGTTTTGTTTAACTGGCGCTGGGTTAGGTTGTGTTGGGTTACTACTTGTAGAAGCATATTGCACTTTGGTAGGGTCATAGCCACCGCCATATTTACGATTTGGGTCTACGACATGTGCTGCTGGTTGTGCGGTTGGTGTTTGAGTTGTAGTTGCAGTTTGTGTATTTGCTGCAGGAGCATTAATCTGTTTACCAAATGCAGCAGCATTTTTATCATTAGGATTTATAGCAGTTGCAGGACCTGTATTAGCTGCAACTTGTGGTGTAGCTTGAGCTGGTGCATTAATTTTTTTACCAAACGCAGCAGCATTAGGATCATTAGGATTGACAGCTTGTATAGGAGCTTCGTCTAAGAAGTCCATATACTTTCTCATTAATTTGCCATCATCTGTATCATCATCTCTTTCTTCTGTTGTGGGTGCCGGTACTGCAGGCAATCCAGTTTGTACTGCGGCTTTTTCGTACTCTGCACTAGTACCACCGACAGTTGGTTTTTGTGTCAAAGCTTTATTAAATGATTGTTGTGTTGCATCAATATTAGCACCTAACTGACCGGCTGTAGGAGCAGTTTGCATAAATGCATCTACTTTGGCCTTAACTGCAGGATTATTGGCTACATTCTGCTGATAATATGGTGATCCTGGTGTGAAGTTAGCCATAGTTTTTGCATAGGGATCTACTAGTCCTTTTCCTGCATTTATAGCTTTGTTACCCATGCCAGGCAACATTTTAGTAAAGGTATCGGGCTGCCCAGGTTGTTGAGGTGCAACAGGTCTAACTGGTGCGTTAGGACCAACACCTGCGGGCGGGCCTTCATTTAATATATCTAAATATTGTCTAAAAAATTTTGAATCACTCATTATATTTTCCTATTTACCAGGCTCTGCAAGACCAGTATCTTGCCTTCCAACGTGGTCCTGGATTCTCGCAATTGTGTCTTGCTCTGAAACTTTTACGGCGTGCGGGATTAGACTTTTTAATTGTCATGTTCTTATCACCGAAGTTTACTTTAACGACCTTACCGTTTGGTTTGCGAACATAGACTTTTGATTTCTTAACATCACCTGCCATTGGCTTACCTAATGGAACTTCACGACCTTGATATTCTGCTTCATTAGTAGTTTTTTGAGGACCAAAACCTTGTCTACGTAATTCTTCTTGTTGTGCTGGAGACATTTCACTCCACTTAGTAGACTTACCTGCTTGACCAGCCTGAGCCTTTTGTCTAAAAGTATCAGCCTGTTGTTCTAAATCAGATGTACCACCGCTTCTAATTTTGTCTAACTCTGCAAACGCATCATTTCTTACACGTTGACTAATGCCTTGATCTTCTTTGGTAATATAATCTTTTGGATTACCTTGCAATGGTTTTTCTTCTGCTGGCTTTGTATCCATTTTAGGTGGACTTGATTTAGTGTTAGGAGTATATGGCTTAGTGTCCATGTACTCACCTGCACCTTCTTTAGCAGCATCCCTAAAGTTTTGTGCAGATGGTGCACCTTTACTACCAGGCTTACGCATTTTCTCGCCTGAACCTTGTTTGATACGCTCACGTTTAGCATGTATGTTAGCCCATAGACCCGGCTTAGTTTCTTCTAATCCTATATCTTCTGTTAGAATATCGTTTACTTCTAATAATCCTAATATAGTTTCATCTGCTTCAATGACGATACCATCTTCTGTGAAGCCAACAACACCTGTTTCTATCACAAAGTGTTCATTTAACTCTATGTCAAAGCTATCGTTAATGTCAATAATTTCTTCCATCACAGAAGGAGGTGGGCTAGATTCACTTATAATATCTAGATATTTTCTGAAAAATTCGCGGTCCATAATATGCCTTTAATAATATATTATTTAGCTAAAAATTGACTGTATACTTGGTTTAATGCTTGTATTGTATTATCAACATTATTCCAACGATGCAATATACCTATGCCACCAGCTGCGTCCCAGGCTGAAATGTACTTCTTATGATCGTCAACTAGTACGTTAGGGTCACCACCTTTTTTAGCATATCTGTCTTTTTGTCCGTCAAATATAGCTGGAAAATCTACGCCGTGTTGAGCGAGCCAATACTTTTTACCCTCAATACTAGCTTGTGTAATTGCTTTACTCTTATCTTCTTTAGGTGATCTTAATGGGGCAGATAGTATAGTGCAGGGTAAATTATTTTGTCTTATATATGACAATAATTCACTAGCACCCGATAATACAGGAAGTGTAGCAAAAAATTCGTATACAAAGTTAGGGCCTTCTTTTTGCATAGTTTCAATTGAAATTTCTCTCTGTGCCTTGTCCCCTATGTCCTTATACCATTTAACATCAGGGTTGCCTGTCTTTCTGCCCCACCAATTGGCCCATTGAGTAAAAAAGTCTGCCTGTACGCCATCCATATCCAAATATAGAGTGGGCATTCTACGCTGTGGTTCTGTAACTTCAAAGATTTTCATATAAATATTTAGCTGAATTATTTAGGTTCGCAATCTATCCATTTTAAATTATTGTACCATTTATATATGGCAGTACCTTTGGGTAACAAACAAACGCCTAATTCAGGGTGTTTGTCAATGCGCACCTGCACTACCGCCCACATTAACCAACATATATAAAGAACAGCGATACTACTTGAACTCCAACACAATATTCTGTACTTTATTCTTTTATTGCGTCTGGCTCTCTGCTTAGCCAATTCTCTGTTGCGTTGCATTTCTATGGCAATAGCACCTGCTTGCTCCTTGCCGACTTTTTCCATCATGTCGTTTACTTCAGTCCATAAAGCACCTAGTTCTGGTGGACTGTTGTACACCATGATTTCACGCAGTTCTTCGCCCATGTGCTGAAGCTGTTTTTTAAGAAGCACACGTTGTAATGCACGTTTACCTAAGCTATCTTCTCCGTGATAAACTTCAGTCTTACTACGGCGTTCTTCTTCTTCAAATATTGCCTTACACTTATAGTAGTTGTCAAAGTATGCGCCTAATTGCTGGCCTATTTCTGTGTATATATTGGTAGTATCACCTGACTGTTTATTCAGTTCAATGATACGATTTTTTTCTTGTATGAATTGATTTTTTTCTGCTACCGTGGGAGCGCGGTCTTTGAATTTGTTATGAAATTGGTCGTCAAGGTCTTTGAGGACATCTTTAACATCCCCAGCCGCCCCTTTAATGTCCTTGTAAAGTTTACATCCTTCCTTTACAAGTTTAACCGCACCATTAGCTAACGCAAATAGCGTTAATGGATCCATCTTGCTACGTCCCCTTTATGTTAAGGATCTTATTATTATTTTATACTACTTTTATTTTAAAAAACTATTGTACCATTGTTGGTCCAACGATAAATTTTGTAATTCCCTACAGTTGTAATAGTAGGACTACCTGTTACAGTAGTGGGTGTAATAGCAGCGGCGAACCTCAATATTACAACTCCTGAACCTCCATTGCCTGCATTGTTTGTTATATATTGGTTTCCGCCTCCTTGATGTAGGCCACCTCCACCTCCACCAGTACCGGTAGTTCCTGGAGTGGCTGTTGATCCAACGTTGTAGTTGCCGGTATATCCAGCACCACCTCCACCATATCCACCAGCACCACTCAATCCATAAATATTATCCGTTCCTGATCCGCCACCTCCACCAGCTAGATATTCTCCAGTAAATGGATTTGGTAAACCAATACCACCATTTCCAGCACGACCACTTCCACCTGCGTTTCCTGATTGACCAGCTGCGCCAGCACCACCGCCACCGCCACCTAACGGTGCAGTACTACTACCGAAAGCATTTCCACCGTTATTACCTTGCCCTGCAGTACCTGCAGCCCCATTTACAGTTGAAGTACCACTTGCACCACCGCCGCCTCCAGAACCACCTAAGAGTGCTTCAAATTGATTTGAAGACGCACCACGCCCTCCGCCTGTAGCAGATATAGTAGTCAATCCAGTACCTGATATTGATGACCCACCGCCGTTCGTAGCAGCAGTAAGAATTGATCCTGAGGTTCCTGATGAATATCCACCTGCCCCTCCCGCACCAACAGTAATAGTATAAGTAATTCTTCCAGTTAATATAACATCGTATGCAGTAACGAATCCCCCTGCGCCGCCACCACCTGAAGGTTGTGTATAACTTGCACCACCAGCACCCCCGCCACCACCTCCTGCTATTACCAAGTAGTCTGCTTCTATAATATCATCTGTATTTGTAGTTGGAAATTGCCTTGTTAATCCTGATCCGCCAGCCCATATAACTCTAATAGCCCCACTACCGCCGTTGCCCCCAAAACGTGTACCTGAAGTTGCAAGTCTTGAGCCACCCCCGCCTCCACCGTACCATCCGCCATTTTCTGATAAATTAAAACTACCATTCTGTCCACCAGATCCACCACCGCCTCCACCTTGCTGGGCACCTCCACCTGTTCCATTAGTGCCTTGACCCCATGGACCTACACCACCTCCACCGCCGCCGGAACTTCCGGAGCCATTACCGCCTCCTCCTCCGCCACCACCACCGCCATTTCCAGGATTGCCATTAGTTCTATCTCGTCCACCACTGCCGCCATTGCCAGCATATCCAGCGCCACCACCGCCACCGCCACCACTTGCAACAGTAGAACTAGGTAGTGTAGCAGCGGCGCCCGCACCGCCTGTACCACCACCATCTCCAGGGTAATTGACATCACGGGTGCCGCCGGCTCCACCTGCGCCGTTGGTGATTCCTCCTCGGCCACCAGTCGCTCTTAATAATATTACTTGATTAGGACCTAAATTGTCTCTAATTACTTGAGTGTAACTACCGTTCGTACCTTGCACACCACCTGAACCTACGTCCATAGTTAAAGTTTCTCCGGGAATAACACTGATGTTATTTTTATATGCTAAACCACCGCCCCCTCCACCACCGCCAGCTTGAGTGGTGGTAGCACTTGCGCCACTGCCTCCACCGCCAATCGCTACAACACTAATAGACGTTACACCTACAGGTACTACCCATGTACTGTATCCAGTAAACAAGGTTTGACCTGGGCCTGTGTACACAATTTGATTGCTTGCACTACTCAATGTACCATTGCCTATTAAATTAGTTGCGTATACTTTTAATGTGTAGATTGTACCAAAAGTCAATCCTGTTATGTTGATAGGACTACTTGTGCCACTAACAGTAATATTATCAGGAGTGGTTACTACTGTGTAACCTGTAACCGCAGGTCCACCGTTGTCTGTAGGTGCAGTAAATACCACAGTAGCAGTAGTTTTTCCTGTCATAGTAGCTACACCTATTGTAGGTGCATTAGGAACAACTAACGAAATACTATTACTTGCTGAACTTGCAGTACTTGTACCAAGACTGTTTGTTGCAGTAACAGTAAATGTATAAGTTTGACCAATCGTTAATCCAGTTATAGAAATAGGACTACTTGATCCTGTAGCTGTTATTCCTCCGGGACTACTTGTGACTGTATAACTTGTTATGGGCAATCCACCTGTATTAGCTGGTGCAGTAAACGATAAACTTGCTGTAGTTGATCCAGTAATCGTTGCTGTACCTATAGTAGGAGCGTCAGGAATACCTATAGCAGTTACACTATTGCTTGCGGCACTGGCTGTACCTGTTGCAAATTTATTTCGTGCTGATGCAGTAAACGTATAACTTGTTCCCTTTACAAGACCTGAAACAGTAATAGGACTACTTGCTCCCGTGGCATTAAAACCACCTGGACTACTTACAACAATATAATCTAGTACAGGACCATCACCGCTATCTGCGGGGGCAGTGAACGTAACGGAAGCACTTGTGTTTCCTACTCTTGTTGCTGAACCTATAGTTGGTGCATTAGGTCCTAAATATCTTATTATATCACTGCGTTCACTTAGTAGACTAGTTCCTGCTGCATTAGTTGCTGTTACTTTGAAAGCATATTCTACTTTTCCTGTAATCCCTATAGTACCGTTTAATGCAGATGACCAATCATAATTTGATTTATCTTTACCTGGTTTTGGATCTGATAACACTAATAATAAAACGTCTGATGGTACTAAACTTGCTATTACATCTCTTCCGCCACTAGAAACTACACTTTGAGTTATTTCTAATGGTAGTGAGGGAACTGGGAAACTTGAATTTGTTCCACTACCGTATAAGAAACTCTTTTTTGATATACGTAGATTAGACATTTTACCTGTAAAGTACCCTGTACCATCACTGCCTATACCATATCTTAATGGCTTCTTTTCATTGTTATAAAAAACTACAAATCTATTACTAAAACTACCAGCAAATGTCACAGGATCAGCTACACCGTTTATAAAGAAAACAAGATTTGCACCTTGTTTTTGTACGACAACATGTGTTCTTACATTAGGTTGAATTACTGTAGATCCAGTATAGGTGTAGTCAAAAACACCACTGATATTATAAGTGTATTTAAAAGTTAAAGTATTACTTGCGTTTATATACCACTCAAATGCACCGCCTGTATTCCAGTTATTTACAATGCCTCTAACTACATTAGTAGTGGTTGGAGTTACAAAAGCCTCCATTGTCCAGGAACTATCAGATAGTTCAAATGCAGCATTATATGGAATTTCGTAAAAGGTCACTCCATCGAATATGTATTCTACCGGTCCATCACCGCCGCCATAGTTATTAACAGCGTTAATTGTATTACTGTTTGATGTTGTGCTAGATACTAAATCATAACTTGCACTTAATCCAGCATTGATTGGAAATGATGCGTTGATTCCCCAAATAATTCTTACTGCGCCACCGCCACCATTACCACCTAAACCGCCGGAAAACCACTCACCACCGCCACCACCACCACCATATGAACCGCCGGCACCACCAGCACCTTGATTGAGGCCTATTCCACCACTACTACCGCCTGATCCACCACCGCCACCGGGTTGATTGTAGGTGCTAAAGACAGTAGTTGGGATAGATATTGCTCCGGCACCATCGACACCTCTGCCTAGTACACCAGTTCCTCCACCACCTCCGGCCCCGCCAGTTTCTGATTCAATAGTATAATATCCGTTGCCGGCACCACCGCCACCGCCGCCTGAAGAACCATTGGTGCCATTTCCATTGTTTGATGCACCGCCGTTACCACCTGAACCTTCGTAGCCGCCAGCACCACCGCCACCACCAGAACCTCTACTAACGCAGTCTCCGCCTTTTCCTCCGTTGCCACCTCCATATGAGCCGGTAGATGTAGTTACAGTATAAGTTCCACCTAAGCCTCCGTCGTACCCACCTGTTCTTATATTACCGCCACCGCCCATGCAAACGCTTCTGCTTACAAAATAACTATCACCGCCTACTGTAGGTGGATTTGAATCAGGTTGACCTGCATTTGGAGCTAGACCACGTGTCCCACCTGCACCTACAACAACCGTATAAGTGGAGCCTGAAGTTACTGGATAATTATTAAGATATGCCAGTCCACCACCGCCACCACCCCCACTGTTATAACCGTTATACGGGATGCCACCTACACCGCCACCACCACCGCCACCAATACAAACCACACATACACTTGTTACTCCTGCTGGTGCAGTCCAAATGTAAGTGCCTGGCGTAGAGTATGTTGCTTCTCCTGTACCACCTAGTTGAGTAACTATATATGTTGACGCTGTATAGGTTGTTATAGGTAGTCCACCTTGGTTAACAGGGTCTGTTACTGTTATTCTAGCTGTTGTTTCATTTACTTTAGTAGCTGTTACATTAGTTGGTGGATCAGGTTCTCTACCGGAACTTGACAGACCACCATCTATTGTTATACCACCTGTGATTCTAAAAACCATATATTATATTATTAAAAAGGCATCCACATCCAAATACCTTGGCTCATTAATAAGAAACCAAATAAGCTTACGCCGATACTAGCATAAAACATACTCATACTTACTGCTAAAATACTAGCTGATAATAAAACAATTGCTAGTTGGTAGCTTGTACCTGCAAATGTCATCCATGGACCATGCTTCTTTGCTAAGTCACGATCTGCTTCATGCTTTAGTGCTTTTGCCATTAACTCTTTTTTACCTTCGCCCTTTTCAGGCTCAGATTCATAGCGTTCGATTTTTGCTTTAAGTTTTTCTGCTTTTGCTTTATCGCCACGAACAATCGCATCATCTAAACTTTGTTCTGCTAATGTTTGTTTAATAGATTTAGCTTGATAGAAAGCCCATACATTATTTGCTGCAATAGTGTTGCTCAGTACTTTGCTACTATATCCATTAGCAAGATATGTGTTTACTGCTAGCAATAATGCTATAACAGTAATTACCCATCCTGCTTTATCCTTAATCTTTGCTTCTGCTTCACTTCTACTTAATACTTTACCTGTTACTTTGTCAATCATTTGCTTCATGGTCTTTTCCCTTTATTATAAATTGTTCTAGTTCGCATATTTTAACTAACTTAAGTCCTTCATTATCTTTCACTAGTTTAAAATAGTCCCCTGGTTTCCAACCTAACTTGTCTATTTCTAGATTTTTATCAAAACTGATTCCTGAATCATGTAAGTCCCATACATGATCCTCAAATACTACAATGTTCACCTTGGTGTCAACGACCTTGGCCACGGTACTTTTTATGTGACCTACGCTCGTCCTTATTCATAGTGCTAGTCTTAATTTTACCACCTTGCTTAGTTGCTTTAGCTAAGCTAGTATGAGTTTGAACTCCTGTTCCGGTCTTTGCTTTAGACATATGTCCTCCCTAAGTATACATATATTTAGTCGTATTTAGGATTAATAAGTCTTAAGTCTTAGCGAACACATATATTATTCCAAAATAGCATAAATACTTGTTTATAGGATCAAATTATGAAGAACCTAATATTGGGCTTACTGTTATTAGTCCCAATTCTTGCGATTACACAGGATGCCTATAGGTTTCAATTTAAAGATCAAGAGCTAGTACACAATTCAGAAGATTGGTACTACATAATTGAAGAAGAATCCTATGATTTTTATGTAGCTATAAACATATCCGAGACTGAAGATGGATTAATAAGAATTCACTCTTTAGCGCAATTCAAAAATCCACAAGATCAAGCCATTGCAGATACTCCTATTTCAAAACTTTATAGCTTTGGAGTTCTAAATTGTAAACGTAAGTTATTTCATGTACTAAACGATTTTTATGTAGATGAAAATGACCAAATAGTTCACACAGAAAATTATAGTCCAGGTGAGTTTGTTGTAGAACTTAATACACTAAACGATCTTAGGTATAAGGTTTATGAGTTTGCTTGCCACCGAGGTTTAAGTACATAGTTATTGCTTTCCAAAACTTGCTATATAATTATATAGCTATTGCTATTTGGAAACTTAAGTGCCTTTAAAACGAATTAAAAGTATTAAACAAAAGGTAGCTAGGCTCAAAGAATTAATTGAAATATTAGTTCTTGTCAGAACCATTATAATTTTAATAGCTGTACTGGGATCTGTGATATTCACAATATGGAAGTTGAAATATACTTTTGTAGACTATATCTTGTCCCCTTTTTAAGGAAGTAGTAATGAAGAATATTTTAATTATTTTAGGTCTGATGTTACCAGCTTTAAGCTACAGTCAAGGAATGCACAAACGTGGATATTCAGTACATTGCGGCGATACTGATTACGTAATAGATACTTTAGAAAATGAATTTGGTGAAGTAATGATTGCTACTGGTATAACACACGATAGTGTTAATAGTGTTACTTCAATTTGGTTTAATCAAAAGACTGGCACTTTTACTATGCTACAAACCAATAATGAAATTTCATGTGTAATTTCTACTGGTCAAAACTTAACTGTAGATACAGTAAAAGCAATTAGAGGCGAACAGATTTGAGTTACTATAAATTAATGGTAGATGAGTATATTGATTTGCAAGTTAAGTGGATGCTGTTTTGGTACTTTTTACCTGCATTGATTGTTGAGCAACATACTCAATCTAATATCTGTAAACAAGATTAATTCTTAATATCTTTTTTTGGAATGTAGTCTTTATGTGGGATAGGCGTTCTATCTTTGTAATCCTTTTGTTTGATATAATCACCGTATTTTAATTCAAGATAACTTAGAATTCTTTCGTCACTGTCATCTATACCTATGAATAGATGTTCTAACCATAGAATTTTAACACATATATGTTTTTTAATGTTAGAGTCTTTTAGAATATCCGAAAAATTATTTGATTCCCTACGAAAGGTGTAATATTTCATTTTTGCCAAACTACAAAGTTGATATAATCTTTTTCTTCTTTAAAATAAAACTGCCAAGCACCTTGATTAAACTGTTCGACAATATCTGTACTTTCTGTAAAATGCCAGTCGCTGTTACAATTACGTTTACACCAGTCTATTAATGATCCTAAATTACCATATGGTATATCTACTTTGGTATGATACCATTCTCTAATTGGATTTGACAACATTTACTCCTGATTTTTCCAAAAATTTAATACCGTCATCGCTGCGATAGTTTCCATTATAATAAACAGTACTAATGCCACTTTGAAATATAAGTTTGGCACATTCAATGCAAGGACTATGAGTGATAAACATGTAACTACCAACGCCGCTGTTAGTAGATTTGGCCAGTTTTGCAATAGCATTGCTTTCAGCATGAATTACCTCCGGTCTTGTTTTGGTTGTTGTGCTGCCATCTTCGTGTAAGAATTCATCTTCACAGTTATTGTCCCAACCAGCTGGCATGCCGTTGTAACCATAACTTATTACAGAATCATCTTTAACAATTACTGCACCTACTTGTAATCTTTTTGCGTGACTTAATTGGGCAACACGTTTAGCCCAATCCATATATAAATCTATGAACTTTTGCTTCATAAACTTATCTATCAATCCCAGAGGTTTCTAAAATATTTTCCGAAAAGTTCTAGACCTTCTTGTATTCTATCTTCATGTAACATGTGCCCTTCGTGATCGTACCAATGCTCATCTGGGTTCTTGTCTACCATTTGGTAAGTTTCTTCTAATTTGTTTGTCATTGGATTAAAAAATTTCTTATCTGTTTTAATCCAATCCCACTTAGGTGTACCGTGATGATATTGTGAATCATAGTCATCTTTGACTAATTGCTCAAAGCTCCAAATCATCTTGTCTAGTATTTCATCCCAACGCTTACAACCCTCATCAAAGGCTTCACGTTGAGTATCATTATAGAAATCAAAACATCTTTGTGAACTATAATCTTCACCGCCAACGTCAGCAAACTCAGCCGGAACACCATGCTTAGTTTCTTTTAATTGTAGCAGCATTGGATAAATGATATATGCTAAAGTGTGGTCAGTGCTATAGGTATCATGGCGGTCTATCTGCACATCAATTTTTTGATGTCCTGCTCCTTTAGGATATTTACCTATCTTAACTTTCATTTCTTTGATTTTTCTATTTTGCCACCAACGAACATCATCTCTGTTTCATCATACTTAATCAATCCATAAACGTCTTTTTTGCGGTCATTGAAAGTTCTGGCTGCTTCTTCAATAGTTTCTGCTTGGCAGATAAATTCATTAGTCAACTTATTGTAAATTAGTAGAGTACCGTTTATTTTTTCGGCCTCTAGAACCATAATTTCTTGCTTGCTATTTTCAGGTTCCTCCTCATATAATACTTCTTCTAAATTGATATCATTATCTCTGGCGATTCGTCTTATCATGCTACGAACTTTAAAGATTTGATAGGCCTGCCCCAGTATGAATCCTATGTAGACTAGAATGAAAATTGCAAGAATTTCGAACATTTGATTTCCTTTTATTTGTAAAGGTTACTCCACTTTTTAAGCTTCTCAATTTTATTTAGTGTTTTGGCTTCAATAGCTTCTGCACTAACGCCTACATTTCTATTAATCAATAAGTCTACCATAACCATTACGTCTGCTATCTCTTGTTCTAGGTGATCAAAGTTTGTTCCATTAGTACCAGGCTTCATTTGATCTGGTCCAAAGCGCATACATTTGCTTATAGACACAATAACTTCGGCACATTCTTCTTGTAGTATTTGTAGTATTTCTTTAGTATCTTCGTTCATAATTTCATTTTCGGAGCAATATATTTTTCGTGATATTTTTTCCAGTTGTTTAGATAGTGATCGTATCTAACCCATCTAGTTCTTTTTTGTCTTACATCTACTAAGAAACCCCATTCACGTTGCTGTGGTCCCATAAAAAATAATGTTGTTGCTGGTTTACCTGCATCTAGTTCTATCCAATGAAATTCTTTTGCTTTTCTATAGATAATAGAACCAGGACCACGCCACTTGGCTATTTCTGCGAACTTCTTACCATGGTTATCAAACAACGGAATATGTTCCCAGTAACCACCTTTAAGAATAATTGTCACAAAAGGCCATGGATGATCATGAAATATGGGATCATCGCTTCTTACAATTTTATGTAATGTAACATTAACCGGAAACCAACTACGATTTTTTATGAACAGATAATATCTGTGCATATAATCTGCACCAGTTCTACGGTCAGGTATTAGTCTATACCTACCTAACTTTTCCATTAATTTGTGAAATAAATTCATATCATAAAAAATAAAAGGCAGCTTTTTTGCAGAAAGCTGCCGTAAAACTGTGCCAGTGACTAGCTGAACTCTTTATAGACCAAGCGCCAATGCACGATAGCCTGCTGCAACGATTTCGCGGCTAGGAGTACCTAGACGATACTTAGTTGAAACACGACCTTTGCTGTCGGTACGCTTGTTTGCGTAGATAGCAAAGCCTTCATAACGAAGGTCGCTAACAGTTGCGGTTGGGTTTGCGATACCAAAACGCTGTTTGATTTGTGCTGCTGTTAACTGCTCACCATTACGGAAAGCTTCTAGTAGTTTTGCTTGTTTTGTTACTTTATTCAACATATGTTTTCCTTTTAAAAATAGTTCGTTGATTAACAACGTATACACATTATAGCAATTGTATGTTTGTATTACAACAATATTGGTTAACTAGTTTTATCTTTTTCACCAAAACCAGACTCAATTGGGAAAGGCCAAACTTTCATTTCATCATCAGGAACTGTCTTCCAAGACAGGTCAACAGTTTCTTTTTTAGGCGCAACATTTTCTTCTATTAGTTCACCGTTTTCATCAAGTAAATCAATTTTAACAGGACCTGTAATTGTAACACTACTATGGTCTACAGAAAAATTATGATCACCGTCATACAACCAAGCTGTGCCCCAACGACCTTCTTCATCTTCTACTGCATCATGCCAGCGTGATTCAATGTCTTGTCTTTCTTCTTCGGTAAACTCATCACTCCAGTCAAAGTAAACAGTAATTAAGTCGTCCAACTCTGCACCATAACCCACGTCAGGGTCGCAGTATATTGTTTGACTATGGTAATCGTATTCTGTTACAAGGTCATCTTCTTCCCTGTATCCTAATCCCCAACGCCAAATTTCTCTTACTGTAAAACCTCTAGTAGAACCATCTTCTAATTGTTCGTATGCATCAATAAGATATTCTACATTCTTTTTTTCAAGAGGAGTGATGCGATAGAGTTTCATATTACTCCTTATTGCCAAATAGATGCAGTAAGTTTAGGAAAATGTTAATAAAGTCTAGGTACAATGTTAATGCACCCAACACTTCAGCCTTACCATCATTCTCAACACTAATCATTTCACGAATCTTTTGCGTATCATATGCAGTTAATCCAGTAAAGATTAAAACAGCAATAGCACTAATAACCATTTGTGCTACTGAACTGCCAATAAAGATATTAACAATGCTAGCGATAATAATAGCGATTAGTCCTATAAACAAGAACTGACCAAAACTGTCTAGGCTTCGTTTAGTGAAGTAACCATACACACTCATACAGGCAAACAATATGAATGCACCAAAAAACGCACTAGCTATTGATCCCATAGTATAGACTACAAAGATAGTAGAGAAACTTAGGCCCATCAATGCAGCAAAGCCATGTAGTGCAAACGTAGCTTGCGTTTTATTCATCTTGTCTATTAGGAACGTGATAGCCAACACTGCTGCTAATGGTGCAAAGATAACTAACCACTTAAGCGGTGTGGCAAACAACATTTGCATCAAAGGTGGTGAACTTGCGGCTAAAAAGGACACTACCATAGAATTGATAATTGCCAATACCATTTGGTTATAAACACGACCCATAGCCGAATTTATTTGTTCTGCTGTTCTATACATTGTATCACTGTAAAACATGTTTCCTCCTTAAATGTCAACGTATTTTAATTTAAACTCATCGGCTTTAGCTTCATACCCATCATAGCCGCGAGGATTACAAACTACTCTTGTAGTACCAATCATATAATCAAAGTCCTCATGCGTATGTCCATGAGTCCAAAGTTTGATTTGCCTACGGTCTAAAATAAAATTATCCAAATTAGAACTATAAGCACCATTCATAACAATTTCATTTTTATAGCGCGGATGTGTGCTTGCTTTACTAGGCGCATGATGCCCAACTACTACAGTAGGCATGTTAGGATGTAAAGCCAATACTTCATCTAGTCCACGCCTAAATGCAAAATGATCCTCAACAGCATCTTCTGGCATGAACACCGTTTTTCCATCTTCGGTGATATTCTTAACACAATTAAAATCATTCATCATGAAACGAACACGGTGCAGTGTTTCAATATCTTCACCGTTCATATCTGTCCATAGTGTTCCACCGTAGAACAATACGCCATTAATGATTCTCCATTCCTTATCTAAGAAATGTACATTGTGTAGATCGCCGAAAGTGCCGCGAATGATGTTAGCACTTTTAACAAAGTCACCATGGTAGTGTTCGTGATTGCCCATAATGAGAACCACGTGTTTAAACCTTTCAGCACACCGTGTTACAAAATCAACATAACGTTTTGCTCTTGCACGAACGGAACTAGTAGCTGCAACAATTTGTGCATTCTCATCATGAACAAAATCGGTCAATTCTGTAGCAATAAAGATGTCACCACCGAGGATCAGTACGTCTGCATTTTCTTCATTATGCAGATCCAGATCACCGAACTCAAGGTGTACATCACTTGTGATTGCTATTTTCATACGCAGTAACCGCCTTTAAATTTGTAAACATTGCTATCCCACCTTAGTTGTTCATATATTTCATTGTCAACACATTTGTATGGGTCTTTATAATTTAGAACAACATAATAACCTGCACCACCTATTGCAGCAATAAGTATAAGCCATGGTAACATCTTCCCAAATACACCCAAAGCTTGGAATACTTGCAATACTAGTGGTAGTATTTTTTGTAAATTTTCTAATAAATTTTTCACTTAATTATATTTTAACACAAAATGTGTTATCTCCTCAGCAGTTTGGAACTCCGCGTATTCCCAGCCCGTCGTCAACCCAACATAGCCATGAAGTTGTACGTTATGTTCCTTCAACCACCATTCTACGCATAATGGTTCAACCTCTCTGTGATTCAGGATCCTACCTTCTGGGTTGTACTTCTCCCAAAGTAATCTATGTGCATTGTTGAATGCTGGTTGTATGTTATTTATTTTTACCTTTACAGCCATCTTAATGTAAACTCTACCATTTTCTTTTGGTCAACAAATTCCCATACTACATCATATTCCATTGCTGGATACCATCCCATCCTATCACGCCAACCACATCTATTTACTTTCTTACCATATCTATCAGCTAACCAATTCCACATTTGATCATAATCAGTATAGTCTGTGTAGGTCATTTTGACCCGATACTTCCAAAGCCTTTTGTCCTTACGTCTTTGTTTACTATTCATTACCGCTTAACTCTGAAACATGTTTACATGCTTTACGAAATTGAAAGCCA